ACCCAGGGGTCTAGGCTGGACGTTTCTAAGTCCCAACTTATTGGTTTGTGGGAAGGTATTTCCATAAGGAACTTGGTCCACTTACGTACATCATTTAGACTTTTACATATAAAGATTCTTTTAGTAGCCTCTTTAATAGCTTCATCTAGATTCGGCATGCTTAGCTCACCAGACAACAGTTGGCCAGCCTTTGCAAAGTCTCTTTCCAACACTCCGAAGAAGTCAGGACCCCACATTTGACCTGAACTATTCTGCCTGATCATAGTTGATACTTTAGGGTGCAAGGTAAGTACTACTGGAAGATCAACCACCGGTGAGTGATGTACTTCTCCACGGTTGTTGTAGTTACTGTACCCAGTAAGACCTAATACCTTAGTGGCCACGGTCGACGTAGATATTATTACCTTAGCACCGCTCCTACGTATCTCATCTAGCATGTAGGGAGCACATCTCTTTACACGTGTCTCGGTTAAGCTTGATTTACCTTCTAAGTTTTCAAGAGTAACGTTGCACTTGAGTGTGTTCAATGTACGGAACACTGTGCCTTTCGGGAAATGCTTATTGGCTAAAAATGCAGTGATCTGTTCGTGTATCCTCTCTAACTGAGCGGTAGACTTATATCTTTCTGCGATAGGTCTGTGATCTTGAATTATTACTACGTCTGCTGCCTTGTGGTATGTACTGATGGATTCTTTATTATTAGAACACAGCATGCACGCAGCATTACAGTATCTCTCATTAATAACATTGAACTTATCCTTCTCCTGGATATGCTTTAGTACTAAGGGAGTGATCTTTGGTTTGTCGTAGAGTTCTTCGAGTGTTAAGTCTGCTATCTTAGCCATGCTAACCTCCTCGTGTCATTGGCATGCCTCTCTCGGGAGGCTTCTTTACGTCATTTAATTGTTTCATGAGTTTACTAATTGTAAACACTAGGTTTTGTCTACTGTTCAATAAATCTACAATATCTTCAGTAGTTAAGGGGATGCCCTTACAGGTTATGCCTCCTGTAACAGAGTCTAGTTTATAATCTTCCAAGTTCTCTCTCCTGAAAATCAAAGGTGGGTTGTGTTCCTACATATTCATTATACCAGAAAATGGGCAAAAGGTGACTTTAGCTTTCGAATAAGTTAGATACGCCGGTTGCGGCTAGAGCTTTATACTTTTCCAGCTCAGATTTAAGCTGGGATATGGTATGGTGACAGTCAGACAACCTATTGCTAAGGGAGTTCAATCTATGCTCTAGCCTCTCCATAGGTATAGGCTCTCCGGTGCGCATGTCAGTCACTCTGTTACTATGTCTTCTAGAGTATCTTCTATCATCACGAGGACAAGTGTCAGGCATAACCTCCATTCCTCTGTATTCACAGACTTCCTGCTCGTAGCGAACCTCCGTTCTGGTTCCACGAGACATGTCCCGATAGTAGTCTTCGCGCTCCTGATCGACGTTATTAATTTCGACGTTCATATCGTACATTCTTGCAAACTCATTTTGAGCCCTATCAGCACGTTCTCTATGAAGACGGCTTTCCTCAGTGGCGCCATACCCTCCAAGGTATCGGTCTTCTAAGTACTCAGTCGGGCTAGACACTCCACGCACTCCTATTGGTTGCCCTCGGTAAGTATTTATGGTCCCTTCACTGTTAGCTAAACCGCCTCCAAGTCCGTTAACACGAAAGGTAGCATTTTGAGGTAAGTCAGAAGTCGCACTAATGGAAGGCTGTACAGGTATGGTTGGGGGTAGGCCCGAGTTCGTACCAGGACTTCTAGTGGCGTGGGTAGGTGAGTCTCTTCTAAATATGTTGTTGGCGTTAGTTAACCAGTCTCCAAGTGACATAAGTCCTCCTTATGGCAATCACGGATGTTATCCGTTTGTTATTAGTCTCCAAGGTTCGCCTGAATTATATCCAGAAGCTGCAACCCATTCGTATCCACCGAAAGCTCTCACACTATCTCGGCTTGTTAGTTTTTCTTGTCTATTGTCTAGTATCCAACCTTCTACTTCCAGAACACAGTGTCCTTCATCAGTTTCAGTCACACAATAGATTAGACGAGAGTTATCTACACCTGCTAATCTGCACAGTGCCCTACATGCAAGGGCAAAGTCTTCGCAATCACCAAGGATAGGCTCGCTTCCGTCGTAGTCACGCTCAGGCATTACCCACTTCTCTTCCATTCCATACTGAACAATGTCTTCAGCATAGGTAAAAAGATCGAATACTTGCTTGTGTATAGCTGCTAGCTTGTCTTTTAAGTCAGTCATATTAGCAATCCGCCGTTTTAGGAGCTTCGTTAGGGTGGTTAAGGTTCCAATCAAGGACTTCTTTCTTCAGATCCCTGCAACCTTGCATTATAATGGTATCTTCGTCGTTCGGGGACACTTCAAATGGTGTTGGCTTTGAGCTACGTCCACCACAACTGGCTAAGGTAAAGACAGTGAGTAGTACAATTAAGAACTTCATAGGTATTTTCTCCGTTAGTTAGTGAGTTCATACGTATTTTAACTACGCTAGAAGTATTCTACACGTCTCATTTCATCGCGCTCTTCTATCATTTCTTCCTCAGACATAGGGAGAGTACTCCCCGTGCGTCTTACAATGTCGGCTTCATTTACAAACTCTACCGGAGCTCCACCATCTACATACATTGACAGGTCAGCTGATCTAAGCGTGTTATAGGTAACATCATCTTCGCAGTAGTTGTACCCTGGGCAGTTACTTCTCATAGAAGACATTAGTCTATCTCGGATTTTCTCAGAGTTGTTAATAGAAGCATCTGGATCTCCCTCTGGACCTCTATTCACCATCGTCAGCTCTCCGCAAGTGTTAGTTGCGGTAAGCTCGTAGTGACTGTGCTTGCCCAGGTCAAGGTCGAACATGTTAGCTATCCCTGCACGCTCAAGTATATCTAAGGCTATTGACCTTTTGTGATACTCTTCTAGCAGTTTAATGGTTTCAAGCTTATCTAGCCATACCCCGTTGAGACTTATCTCTCCTGTTTCATTGATACTATACTTAACATCGACGTCTATCATAGATGTTTCATAGTCTAGGTCATTAGCGCTCATGGTCATCCCCCGTCGAGTTCTGAAGCATCAAATCACCTATAAATCCATCTACTGAAGCTTGCTCAGTTGCAGTACGTCTATTGCGTATCTCTAACTCAAAGTCATCGAGATCCCTAATAGTTTCCATGCATACAGTCTTATGAGTATCTTGGTAACCTTTGCAATCAAGTGCACACAATGCAGACAGCATAGCCTCGTGTTCGACCGAATCCACGTCATCACTCAAACTATTTCGCATCATGGTCATTAATTGATCACGTATAATGTGTACTTTGGACACAGGTACATTACCCCCTGCAATGCAAAGCTCACTTTCATTGTCTAAAGTAGTGAGTGTGTAGTGAGACACTATATCTTTGTTACTGGAGAATAGATCAGTAGCACCTGTGTTCTCTAGTGCGTCCAAGACTTCAGATCTTTTATACAATTCCTGCAAGGCTCTCAGTATCTCATCAGTGTTTAACCACACACCGAAAAGAGTGATACCGCCATCATTACCTAAGCTGAATGCCTGTGATAGATCCTCTACGTCATCTTCAGTGAGTGAGGTTTCCGAGATGTTTTCTTCGGTACTTTCTTCGACCCACTTAACGCTCGTGTCCATCTGTGGTGCTGTACTAATAATAGTATCTAAGGCTGCAGTGTCGAATGATACTTCCTGCCAATCCATTATACTCATAACAATCTCCTATAACGTTCTTGTTCATCCGATATTTTGGTATCAATTATCTTACCGAGCCTCTTCAACGAGGCTATATCTAGTTTCATCATAAATACCAATGCATCCGTTGAATAGTTAGTGTGGTTCAGTCTGAATATCTTTCTGTGACGGTATCTACGTCCAATTGCTCGTGCATTCAGGTCTGGAAACTCTCTCTGCATCTCAGACTTAGTCACTGGTCCATACAGCCTCAGTCCAGGTTCAGACAACAGGACGCCACGTACTTCTTCAGTTAGTCTATCCGATATATCCTTCATGACACACCCTCGTCTGAGAACAAACGAGTACTAGCCATGTTACTTCTGTCTACACGTAGCTTTTCTAGTATTTTCGAACGTCGAATGGTTTCGTTTCTGAGGGTCAGTGATATTGCAATGGCTAGTCTGTAATCTATAGGGGCACCGTCTTTTAATATCGATGCACTGTCCTTACTAACTGTGTAGTCGGATGACATTATATCCTCTATATCCAAGAGGCTTTCGGTAGGTTGGGTAATTAGGGGTTCCACGATTCTCTCCTCTCGTAGGTATATTACATCAATTAGGTCTCACAAATAGGTCTGTACGTATCAACGCCCAGGCTATCAGTACTATTTGGAACAGTATTATTACTGTGCCAGGTTCTGCGTCCATTACATATGTATATATTTCAGGCAGGTAAAATGATATCAACATCCATCTGATGACAAACAGCCATTCTTGTAGCTTGGTAGGTCTGTCACTTTTATCATATATTATTGGCACTATTCTTCTCCGAGTTCATCTAAAAGTAGTAAAAATTACAGTTTAGTAACTGTAACAATATTATTTTACATGAATGGAAGAGGGTAGACGTTCAAATCCACCCTCTATTTACACATTAAATGTTAATTACTTTTAACAGGCATAGTCATAAGTATCGGAGTGTCATTACCCATCATGGTTGTAGGGTATTTACCATCCCATGACGTTGCTTTGACATATTCTATCAAGGTTGGCGTGATAGATCTCTTAACCAAGTCGTTACCTTCTGCCTTAGCTCTTGCAGCTGTAAGTATTTCATACGCATTAGCATCAGCAAGTGTACGTTTCTTGTTAGCAGTAGATAACGCAGCGTCTTCTTGTGCTTTAGCTTGGACTACTACTTGTCTAGACTTCTGCTCAACAATCTGAAGTGCAGCTTTTTCCTGATTCACTTGCTCTTGTCGTTGCTTAGTCTCGATAATGGCGTTAGATACAACCAATGGTAGTGTCACATCTCTAAATAACACCTCATGCACTACGACTCCTTTACTGGACATGAACTCAGACAGTTGGATAGTAGCATCCACCTGCATTTGTTGCTGTACACTATCTAGGAAGAAATCCTGAGACTGTAGAATACCCTTGCCGAGCTCTCTAATCAATGACCGAGCCTTGACTACAAGAAAGGTAGTTTCTAGGTCCTGTAAAGAACCAACAGTTTGCTTAACGTTTGATGCAGATGCTGCAGTTAGACTGTAGATGATCGATACATCCATATCGGTCTTAAGCTTATCCTGACTTGGAACCATGATGTTATCTATTGTTACGGTACGCTGTCTCGTATCATACTTACTGAATGTAGCTAATGGATGTACGACATGAAACCCTTCAGCTAATTCCTCATGAGATACCTCACCGAAGAAGGTTCTAACCTTAACGTGACCAGAACTAACAGTTGTGTATGAGTTTGCCATGATGATAAGAGTAATGAATGATGACATTGCTACTCCAACTACCCTCCCTGCTCTAAGGGTGAGACGTTCATCTCCGTATCTATCCTTGCGTGTTTCTGAGAAGAATGTCTTTTTTGTTTTCTGTTCGTCTTGCATTGTGTAACTCCTTTGAAGTTTCTAGTGAAATGTAGTAGTAATTAGGTCTTACATAATAATTATACCAGTGTTTGGCTATTTTCTTGGTTTACCCAACTCAGACAAATTTTTTGCAGAGTTTTCTAGGGTTCGTTTGAATGAAGGGTATGCGAGAGTACAGACTACTGATGAATCGTAGTCTTTCTTCTTAGGTAGTATCCTCCAGTGAGATTTATGGAGAGCTGTAGCAGTAATTGATAATGCATGAGTCCAGTCTCTCTCTTCTATGTCCAGATGATTGAGCATTCTAAGTAACATACGTCGACTGAACCTACCATGTGCTCTCCAGTAAAAGATACTGCTGCGTGATGTCTTAGTGTCAACAGCTAAGCGTTCAAGCGAGTTGCCTAGCTTATCAGAGAAAATATCGGAGACATATGTAAATAGATAGGCCCTGATCTCATGCATTGATGTAACCTTTGGCTTAAGGTCTAACGGGGTCGGATTGGTCATAGGTATTTTCCTTGGGAACAGTAGGTGTTACATTCGAGGAACAATGTATATGTTAAAGTTCCTTTTCTATCGCCTAAAGCTCGTTGAGTAGTCACGGGAACAGTAGGTGTTACATTCGAGGAACATTTCTAAGTTAGAGTAACATTACTATCGCCTAAAGTTCCTTTTCTATAGTACTTATACCACTCTTCGGTACTTTCTTGGAAACATCTGTGATTTATAGTCAAATAAATAGGTTAGTGGTTACTAACATAGCTACAATGTGTGACAGGGTCAAAGACGATTCGTGTAATTGTTCCATGATTGTTCCATGGGCGATTCGTAAGGTATAGTAGAAGGATGTAGAGTCGTAGGTAGTGGACTGCGGAGCATAGTGTCGTAACTACGGTACTTTCTTGGGTATTGTCATGGATTTGACAGTGATTATACGTGTGATAGGCCAAAGAAGTAAATAGTGTCAATATTTTGACGCTTTCTAATGATTTAGAGAGCTTGGATGGTAGTTACGATAGAAAGCTAAGGTATTTTCTAGCTTACAGTGTCGTATTTGCATCAAATGTGTCGTTATTTTCGTCCCGGGACAAAAAGTGATCAATTTGTACAATAAACGTACGATTTGTACAAAAAACGTACAGTGTTTTTAGCTAAAAACCGTCCAAAAAAGGGTGTCATAAAAAAGTGTGTCAAATGTTTCAATGCGTTTCAGCGTTTTTTCATACCGGGAGCCAAAATTTTGACGGTCAAGAAAAGTGAAAACATTCTAATTAAACGACAAAAGTTGTACGTTTATTGTACGATTTCTACTTTTGTGACAGCTGGGAACGCTTGGGAACAGCTTGGGAACACCCAATTGTTCCCGCTGAGACGCACGGTATGACTGGTCCCATCAAGGTTTTTAGAACGGCTGTGACACGAAAATAATTTTTTTCAACTAATACACAAACCGTCACGGGGTCATGATTTGGTGTCAACCCATAATTTCCAGTTTTCTATAAATGGCTAATAGAATAATTTCTGCTGTTCCCACCGTTCTAAGAAACCACCTCAGACCAATAACCCCGTACCTTTCCCAGGGAACAATAGGGTGTTCCCGAGCGTTCCGAGCCTGTTCCGGTGTCACAGGTATTTTCTACGATACTTAGAATATACGACACGAAATATTCCTCACTTGAAAATAAAAAAATAAATCCAGCGAAACTATTTTCCGCTACAACAAAACATCAACCAAGGTAAAACTCCGTCTGAAAAACTTCTCCCTCTCTACCGTTACTCTGTGACAACCTATAGTAATATAATATACTTTTCTTTAAAAAATATATTTATATGAGGGGTTGTTCCTAGTGTAAAAAATATTCTCAAAGGGCATACTACCTTAACTGTATAAATATCAGTAACTTACGTAACCTTTTCCTGTGACTCTTCTGTGACGATTTTGAGAATTCGTTCCTATCACCTCATCCAAGAAAACACCATAGTCAGCAATCACGTGGCCTCTAGAGCATTTACACTAGTCTGCCAATCTGTGACAAATCCGTACTTTCTCGTAACTCATAAAAAAAGGAGTCGCAATGACTCCTCCCTGAACTGTGCTCCCAGAAAGGAAGCCTATGATATTGGCTTAGTCCAGCTTCAGTGTAGGTACTAACTGTAATGGAATAACTGAGCCCTTCTTCTCAACCTGAGGATTGTCAGTGATTGATGGCCCGAGCTTCTCTCCGTGTAGGTCATCGGTACTTTCTTCGAATGTATACTTAACACACTTCTTAGTACCATACCGGTCAACCTCAATCCACATGTGTCTAGGTGCTAGGTCGTCGACATAATCGTTGTACCCTGACATCGCCGCAATGGTTTGGACCTCGACAGGTTTGTCTCGGGTAGTTTCATAGTAAAAGGCTATGACATTACCGTAGCTACCTATATGGGGATTGATCTTGGAATTCTTGCACATCCTAATGCAATCGCTCTTGTCTATACTCAGGGAATCAGGCTCTCGGGAGTAGTCTTGGATGTCTAAGTGATCGAACGCCATCAACTCGTCTTCATGCACGTGCCATACTATCTGACCATAAGGAGTTTCCATGACAACCATATTGGACATGTCAGCATCTAACTTTTCATTGAGGTCTATGCTTAAATAACTAGGATACACCTTGGTCATAAAGGAGATAAGGTCTATATTCTCTTGATTTGTAAACTTGATGTCTAGATCTTTGCCCTTAATAACGTGCTGAGCTCTTGTTAGCTTCTTAGTCACCTCGATGGTATCATTACACAGCCACCTCACGTTAGAGGCCAGCACAGAGCTCTGAGCATCCAAATTCATCTCTCTGAGCACTGCTGCGTGCTCAATAAGGGGGTTGTCCACGAGCAATGTTAGAACTTTGTCGTACGCTCCCGTCTTAGATCTGATGGCGTCAATCCTTTCTCTAACCCATTTAGGATAGAACAGAACCCCTATGGATAGGGCGATACAGGCCAGTGACATTCCTATTCTTGACTCAGAGATATAGTCTAAGATCCCTTTCTTCATATGTTCATCTGCCGCATTAGGCTTAATACTCGGTTGGTTCATGGATAGTTCTCCAGTGAGGTCTATATACAGTTCTTTGATTATATCAGGTATTTACATAAGTAGCATCCATGCTTTAAACTAGACGTACTGAATACTAATAACGGAGACTGAACATGAAGAACATATATCTAGAGAAAATAGCAAAATCTAAATATGATTTAACCTCGGATAGTGACGATTATCCTGATCCTGGTAAATTTGATAAGTCGAAAAATCAAAGCCCAAAGGGACAAGCTGCCAAAGCTGGAGCTGTAGCGGGAATAGCCACGACAGCCGCAGCCCGAGTATTAGCTGGTAGATCCAAGAAAGTATCTGCAGCTGCCGGAGTTATCGGTGGTATAGTAGGTGCAGGGTCAGGGTATAGTTCTGCTAAGAAGAACAACAAATGGCGTAAGGATGTGCATGCGATAGAAAAGAAATGGTCTAAGCGGGATGAGAAGAAATAAGTAGATCACTATAGTGGCTAGTATTCGTTAGTATTCTCTGATTTGGATCACTATAAGGGTCTGGGGCGGCTTTCCCCGTGAATTGAGACTTGGATTATTATCTAATAAATGGTCCGTGACTATAGTCCGTTGACTGGGGCTGGTCTGTTATGTTGTAATACGTGACATGAAAACGATAATACTAAGAAAAGAAGCAAAAGAGCAGGGCCTCAAGACATACTTTACTGGTGGGCCGTGTAAGCATGGACACGTTGTCGAACGCAGAGTGGATAATACCCGATGTGTTACTTGCATGAATGAGTCTCGAAGAATGGCCAGGCTTGAAGATCCAGAGAGGATGCGTAAACGGGCACGGGAGCATCATGCTAAAAATAAGGATTACATCAACTCTATTAGAAGGGCTAACGAATTAAAAAAACTCGAAGCTGAACGTGCAAAGGGCCCAGAACACTTCGCTAACTACCAAGAATCTAAGCATGAGACTTACAGGGCGTACCGAGCAGCTAACAAGGAGAGGATGGACGAGCAGCAGCAGAGGTATAGAGATACTAATAAGGAGAAGATACGCATAAGAGATAAAAAGTACCGTCTTGCCAATAAGGAGAAGATACGCACTAGAGTTATTAAATACCGAGAAGCTAACCGAGAGAGAATAAAAATTGAACAAAGAGATTATTATCTCCGTACCAAACCTGAACGATTGCTTGTCTATAAGCGGTACAGAGATACTCATAGGCCTCAGATGCGGGCACATTGGGCAAAACGAAGAGCTACTAAGAAGCATGCGACTCCTCCTTGGTTTGATTCTAAGAAGACCACAGCTGTGTACCAGGAAACTTCTGACCTATCTGAGCTAACCGGCATAGCTTTTCAAAACGATCATATAGTACCATTAATGGGGAAGTTAGTATGTGGGTTACACGTACATTACAATCTACAACCATTGACGGGGCCTGATAATGCATCCAAGAGTAATAAGCACGACCCGTGGACTTACGTACATGTAATGCCTAGCTAAAAGAAAGGGTTGTTAGCCCTGCCTTCTATATCCTAGAGTTATTAACTTCGTCTCTTTCCCACGCACAATCCATTATATTTTCATATAGGAATTCGTGGAATTCTTCAGTGGATGTCATGCAGTGCTCTTTCCTGCTTATCGCTAAGCCAGCTAGACGGTGATACCCCGCTTGCTCAGATTGCTCAATAAGTATATCCAGCATATCCTCTAACCCACTGACGGCTCTCTGTTGTTTTTCCCACGCACGTCGAAAGTTGTCCGCTTGTACCTTGGTTAATATTTTATCGTTGTTCATGGTTGTCTCCTCTTGTTTTTGTACCTTCTACTATATTTGAGAACAGGTAGTCTTCGAAGTCGTTTATAACATCATCGTACTTATTAGCTTCTCTGACTAGCAGTTTCTCTAGCTCGGGATAGCCCGTGTTAATTAGATGCTCTTTCACTACTTTTAGGAAAGTATCCATATCCCAAGCTGTTTCCTTGAGTCCTTCCCATTCAGCTATTAGGTTCGTAATCTGTACATTGGTTAGTAGCTTGTCGTTACTCATAGTTGTCTCCTCAGAAAGTTATATCTATTTTATTCTGGACATCTGCAAATGCGTTAGCGTCCTTGATATTTTTAAATGTCATTCTATCACGTGGGTTTTCACTCACATGATGAACCGATACGAATGGCTTAAGGTAGGGGTCATCTACGTCTTCGTATCCTACTATACATACCATATAATTGCCGTTCCGTGTTTGACGTATAATTTTTTCTCCGTCAAGAACAGGGGTAACGTGTGGTGTATCCATAATATTGTCTCCTCAGACTGGTTAAGTTTCTCTACATAATACTTATACCAAGTCCGCCAGTTGTTATTGAGGGAATTCTCGTGCTAAAATACTTTCATTGAATACGACTAATAACCCTAACGAGACTTACCAAATGACTACAAATGTATACTTAGAAAAAATCGCAGAAGCTAAGAGTAAGGCTAGACGAGCTACAGAAACGGCAGCAGTTGCTACCGCAGGTGGAGCGGCAACAGGCGTAGCTATGACCTATGATAAGAAAACTGCCAAGTCTGTACGTAAGGCAGATATCCTGCATACAAAGCATCGAGAGTACAACGATAAGACTTGGAACGTTTTTAACCGCAAAAGCCCCAACGACCATTTCAAGAAATTGAAAAAAAAAGTTAAGTATGGAGAGGCATTAGAGAATAGACTCAAACAATCCAAAGGTAGAGTCCTTAAGGGAGCAGCCCTTGGAGCAGCAGCAGCCGGGACAGCCTACGAATCATATAAAGCCCTGAAGGCCCGTAAGGATAAGTAACAATGAACATATACTTGGAAAAAATCGCAGAAGCTAAGAGTAAGAAGAAAGATAAGCGAAAGTATCATATAGGCGAGACCTTCGTTAAGGCGTTTGTCCCATCAACCATAATAGGTGGCGCAGCCGGGGTTGCCAACAAAGCCTTACACAACAAGATGAATAAAGAGATGGATAGGGGTAGCAACAAGTATTCTAAAAAAGAATTGTCTGCGTACAAGAAATCCATGAAAGAAGACAAGTTAGTGGGTAAGGTTACGTCGATATCAGGTAACTCTGAAGCAGGTAGTAGAAGAGCAGATAAGATAATCACCCCTGTCAAGAGTAGGACTAGACTACCTTTTGCTAATGCTACGTTGGGTAAGAATTACAGAAAGGCAGTAAGCCGTCTTAGGCAAATCAATGCCGGTGCTCTTAATGTGACAGTAGGACATAGTCCGATGTACATCCCCAAAACTAAGGGCATATCCCGCAAAGGTGTTATATCTGGAGGGGGGAATGGGGACATTGGCGCCCTACTACATGAACAGGGTCACGCTAAACTACATAACAAAAAATATATAGGGAAGGCTATGACTCGTGCTAGGGGCATGTCCTCTAACGTAGGTGGCGTAGCAGCCCTTGGCATATATAGTAAGAATCAAAAAACTAGGGATAGGTCTCAAGCAGTGGCTCTAGCATCTCAGTTACCTACATTGGCAGACGAGGGTTATGCAAATACTCATGCCTTACGCAAGATGAAAAAACATTTAGGTAAGAAGAAAATGCTCAAAGCTGTTCCAGGATTAGCAGCGGCAATGGGTACGTACGTCACTTCTGCAGCAGCCAAAGGCGGAGCTTTGCACGTAACTAAGAAAATAGCCGATAAGGTATACACTAAACATCAGAAGAAAGGTAACTAAGAATGAACGTATACTTAGAAAAAATCGCAGAAGCTAAGGGTAAAAAGAAAAGCTTGCGGAGTAGATACAGTAGCTACATTGACAAGAGAATGAAAACACCGGATCATGAAAAGATGCATCCTGTAAGGACTGGTGCACTCGTCGGTGGTTACGTAGGTGGGACAGTCGGTTTTAAGAGATATAGTGAAGAAATGTTTACCAATGAAGCTGCAAGTAGCGCAGCTATGAAGTCTAAGAAGATGGTAAAGACTAATCAGGGTACTATCCCTAGGGACGTTATGGTACGAGCAGAACGCCTTAGTCGTAAACATGGGCTTTCACCACATGACGCCACTATTAAGTCCTTTCAAACTTACCGAGATAGACGAGCTAAAGTAGTAAGAGGAAAGCTGGGTAATTACGCTGCTAAAGCTGCACTTAAGACTGGTCTAGGAGCTGGGGTGACGACAGGAGCGTTAGTGGGTTCATATATAAACTCCAAGAAAAAATCATCGAAAGAGAGATACGATAAGCGCAAAGCTGCTCAAGCTAGGCGTAAGTTAAAGAAGTTATCTGAGAGCTAAAAGAAAGGGGTTACTAGACCCCTGACTTTCTACTCCAAGAGTAGCATTACGCAGTTCTTAAGCGTTGGTTGTTACCTTGGACCGCACGTTCTGTTATAGCACGCTTAGGTTCCCAGCCACTATCTATTCTAAACGCTATGGTCCGGTTACGTATTCCACTTAACTCAGACCATTCTATCAAAGACTTAGTTACACCCTCTACGGTTAGTTCTCTTCTAGCTCTCATTCATCAATACCCAAAATCAGCCGAGTACTTGTACTCATCACCTACGTCTTTTCCGATTGGATTATCGAAACCATACTTCACAGCAGTAGCCTTGAACACAGGTAATCCATATTGAGCGTAGCTAGTATCACTGAGACCTTCCAGTCCATTTTCTAAGATACGGTTCCACATGGTAACCACGTCCACCATTAATCCTGCGGATAAGCCACGCTTGTTCAAAGCCTTTTCAAAGCCAAACTCCACGTCTTTCTTAAGTTGCTCTAGAACTGCTTCTTCGGTGAACTCTTTAGACTGCGTATGAACGTAGTCATATTTGAGATCTATGCCAGAAGCCTTTACTTGCTCTGTGGTCATAAAGCCTATCAGTCTGTTTAGGTCTCTGCCATCAAAGCAGTTACCCTCGATTGGTTTATCAATCAATTGTTGCATCGTCTTCACTATTACTCTCCTTTTTTAATTCCATTCTAAGATTACGTTTAATAACGGGCGTGTACCTATCAATGATAGCATCTATGTCCTCTAGCCAAGACAGATCATACTCCTCACCTAGTATTTCTTTAAATAGTTTTAATTGGAGTGGGTATAGTAGGCGTAATCCTTCAGTGGATAACCTAGCGGCTTCCTCTATGATTACCTCATCGTCAGTATCGAACATAGCATCCATGCCTTTAAGCATATCGCTGAATAGAGGTTGCACTTCTTGGAAGAAGCTTGGTTTATATTCCGTAGCTATAACAACGAACTCAGCCTGTGACATTGCGTACTTAAGCTTTGCATCCTCGGAGCCTAGAACATTAGCTTCGAAATACTCTACGTCCATTTCCATATATCTTTTACTTTCATCTAAGGCTACAATTAAGCGCTCTTTGATTTTTTCGAGTTGCTCTTGTTCCATGATAATCTCCTAGATTATTTAAGTTAATGATTTATAGCACTTCCCTACATCTTCCATGCCATGACCAGCTAGGCCAAAACCATATCTATGTCGTGAGTACTTAACCATGTTTATTATCTCAAACACTTCATCGCCTTCGCCTACAGCGTAGCATTTATCTCCGATCTTTAAACCATCTAAATTACGTTGAGTGAATGATAAGTTTCCATATACGTCGTCAAGCCTAGCATACCCATCTTTGTTACGAGTAGTAAGCCATTGGTCTACGTCTTTCTGATTTTCAAATACGAAAGTTGCGTGTAGGCCACCTATAACCTTAACTGCTTTAGTGAATACTGGATTAGAAGCTGTCATGTTTGCCGTTCCTCTTCATGTTAGATAGATACATAGCATCTTTTATAGCCATGCGAAAGTCATCCAAAGTATTAGGGAACACAGCATCTGGGTCATCATCTACGTACCAACCCTGATTGCCAGAGCTATTGTTATAGCGTACATCGATACCCTCGACCTTCCAGTGATCATGATCGACACATTCTACGATATGCCCAGTTACTTCACGGACTATTTCGTAGTCCATTTCTGCAGGGCACATATCGTTATAGCCTTCGTCTCTAAACGTCAATAGGTCTTGGAATGTTCTACCTACCCAAGCAGATAGCTCTTCACTAGCAGCGTGCCAATGTGTACCCAACCAGTTTTCGCCTTTGAAAGTTGTATCCCAGCCTCCATGGTCTGAATGATCCTGGACTGTACTTCTAACTAAATCGGTATCACGTATAACGTCATCCTTAGTTAAAAATTCCATAAGCTTACCGTGAATTTCTATATTCTCTGACATGTTCGTTCCTTATATTATGCGAATTAGAGGGGTGGTATGGGCGCTTCAACGGTTAGACTAGTTTTAGTCTGGACCTAAGTCCACCTCCACGCTTTCATACCTTTCATGCCCCGTCATGGTGGAATATACTTTCCACTGTAGTTTTGATATGGATGTCAACCCACTTCTTCATTGGTAACCAACCAATTACCCGCTGACTACGGGACGTTTATTTTGAGCTTGTCTACATGTATAAGTCTTTGGTAGTGGTGCTTACCCCAAGTAGATGGTTTCCACCAGACACTTTCATTGACATATCTCTGAATAGATACTTCAAACTCTTCTTTGTCTATGCCACAGTCAGGGCACACCTCTATATCCAAGAAAAATACCTTGCCAAAAGATGGCTCATGTCGACTTGAGCATCCAGGACATATTGCGTAGGGCTTCCAATCTCCAATATGCATATCAACCGTACTCCGGGATTAACTTTCGTATAATACGTTCGAGTGAAAGCATAGTCTGTTCGCTATCTCTGATCATAGAAGAACTATAAGTCATTCCGGCGTTGTTCAGGATTTCCTTAGAGAAGTTGAGTTCGTTTTGAATCTCAGAAAGCTCCTCCTTAAGGTAGTCAAGTTGCAGAGCCATGGAATCATACTTACCCTGATTTAGAGAGAAGATGTTCTCCTCTGGTACTTTGTTTCGTCCTATCACTATTACCCTCCTCTTCTAGTATTTGATTACATATGTCACTTAGCTCACCCACCTGCTCCTTTGTAGCAGAGAAATAAACTCCGTTCTTCTCGAAGATGTATTTCCCATTTTTAAACTGGCAGTTCATAGTAAGTCACTCCTAATTAGTTAAATGTTTCTACATAATACTTATACCACTAGGGGTACTATTTATTTGATGGAGATGAGCGCTTATCTAAGAAGTCTACCATTGTCTCTCTGACATTTATAACATTCGGTTTTCTGGTAAACTTCGTATACACTTTATCTAACAAAACCCTGGTAGCCTCTTCTTCTATTCCTACCCCAACGTCAAAGTCTTTAGTAAGAACGAATTCAGTACGAGACAGCACTGGCCTACTCCCGTCCGTCGTGTGCACGGCAACTTCTAACACATTAACTCCGTCGCTTTCCGCACAAGGCTCTCGTCCCTCGTCGACCCCGGATGAAAGAAAACTACGTACTCTTACCTGGATCTTTTTAACTTTTGACCATACCACGGAGGTAAGTACATCTGATACGTGTACGTCGTTTATGATTAAGATCGTATTATATTGTTCTTCCATTTTTTATCTCCTATTAATTACGGTACATTTTGCCACAACACTTGCAGCCATACATTGTTTCATCATCCCAGAGGTCATCGCTTTCACAGTAACTACATCTACCGGTGAATGGGCCTACTGGCATATTGCGAGGATTATTTCGCTTCTTGAGTCTTTCCAACTTTTGGTCGGAACTTCGTCTGGCTCTCATTTAAAACCCCGTGTGTATTACAGTGGATCTCATGTCAGACAGCTCTTGCCAACGCTTCTTCATGCTAGCCAAGACATGGACAGGAACGTCGTAGACACTACCATAGTTGCCGGTGGCTTCCAAGATCTCTAGCTTATATCCATTATCACTGATTAGGTTGATGTAGAAAGACATGTGTATGAATTCTATGAAAGTATTACTGACCACTACGTTATTACCTTTGGCTAATTCTTCTTCCACCTTTCCTCTACACCACAGCCCAGCTTCTACGACCTTATTAACGTCAAAATCGTAGACACCATCGTTGATATGGTACATGTCATTCTCGAAATGGCAATAGCCCTGTTCATCGACAAGCTTCCGGGCCATAGTACTTTTACCTGATCCAGGAAGTCCACGTATCATTACCAGAGTAGTCTTTTTTTCTTCAGTGATGTCTTGCATTTTGCCTCTCTTATCTCTTCATTGATGTCATCCATGGTTACTATCTTCTTAAGACTAAGTTCGAATATCTTTATGTACCCAGTCTCCTTAGGATGTTTCTTTAGAGCTCTTTCGAGCGTCTGAATAGAACGTTGACGAGATATGAAAAACTTACCCTCTCTAGGAGTAAGAGCTGCATCCTCACTATCGAATTGCTTCTGAGTAATATGAGGAATGTAAACCTGCATCTTCTCTCTCATGATGTTCTCCCGTGATCGGTGGTTGGATGTTCAGCTAAGAATGAATTGTAGTACTTTATCTGACCAGTAACTTCTTTACCTAGCCAAGATGGTCTTTCAATTTCCTGATCTTCACTATCCAGTTCTATCTCAGCTATAACCAAACCTGCCAATGAACCTTCAAAGACATCTACCTCGAACATGCTACGCTTCTCTCTAAGTAAATACCTTTTCTTCTTTATGATTTCATTATCACATAAGTTAATCATCTCTAGAGCATCTTCTATAGGTATAAGTACTTCCCATTCTTTTCTAGAAGTCCCACTATCGTTGCCAATACCTTTGATAGTTAGCTCGGCAAAAGGTTCTTTGCCTGGCCACTCAGTTATGCGAATACGAATAGTCTTAGTCGGGTCTGTTGATAGGTAACCTTGATATATCTTGATAGGTGCCATTGCCGCTTTAAGTAAAAAACTATTATTTTTAACTAAGAACTTTCTCTCTATTTCCGTTGCCATATGATCTTTCTCCGTTTACGAATAATCTATCAGACGGAGTCACCGTCTTACATGATTTATAAAATGTTGGTTTAGTTGCGAAAAGCTTTGAAGCCCTGCCCACGAAATCTTGGTAGGTAGACCTGCGCTCTACGAATGCGTGTCCATAATCCCTCGTATCCTCTCTGCCACAATACCTACATATACGTTCTACTCCATTTGTTAAGTGAAGTACACGATGACTGTCTACTAATTTTGTCACAGCTTGAATCCTCCTACCACCGTATGTCCCTTGAATAATCTACTTTCCATTCTGCAAGAGACGTACTTTACACTATCGAACTTGACGTGGTATAGCCTGTCGCCGTAGTGTCCTTCGTCTGAAGTAAACTTATCATCTATAGAGAAGTCTTCAAACAGCTTTCCGCAAACGTCGCAGTAGTTGTGCTGTACATCCCTTACGAAATGTAGAGTTATATTCCGTAGTAGCCGTATAGTCACAGCTTGAATCCTCTTGTCACTGCATATGCATTAAACAGTCTACCTATTTTTCTGCACTCATTATACGTTGCCGTATCAGGGTGTGTATTAGATAACCTGTCTTCATAGAACCTTATCTCAGTCGTGCATATATGCGTGTAAGAAAATCTACTCACTACCTTCCTGCAAAGCTTGCACTGATCTGGAGCATTCTTACTAGCAAGATGAACTGTTATTTGTCTCTTACGTATATCCTTCATAGTTTGAACCCCGCCAGTTTAACGTACGTCTTAAAAAACCTATGCATATCTACGCATGCAGAATAACTAGTTATCGTATTCTCGTCACCTTTCGGGTTTAGTAAGACCATATACTCAGACTGATAAGAAGAGGTTCTATCCTGCCACCCCATGTCAATAACTCTCATTCCGCAATGTTTGCACTTTAGACTATAAGGCTGTTCAATCCTATGTAATGTCCGATATATTGCAGTCATAGTTTGAATCCTTCTAAGTTAACAGGTGAATCAAATAGGCCACCATAATCTTTCTTACAGCTAATATAATAAACTGCACTATTGTCTTTAGTGCGTGCAGCCATGCATACTCTGTAAGTATCTTTGCTGCCAGTAAAAAGATGGTAATTTACGTTGATTACTAAGTCCTTATTATCCAAGCCACAGAACTTACATTTGCTACCAGTCTTTCCCAGTAAATGAAGAGTGTATTCAACCTCATTAAGTATATCCATAAAATCCTCCTCACATTACTTATACCAAAAACTACCACGTTACAGACTACTGAATAACCTATGAGAATTAGACCCGCAGGCAACTGCTTTACCTTTTCTTAAAGTTTCAGAGTAAGTAGGTAGGCTGATGGCGAAAAGAAAGTCTGCATCTAAAGCTATTAGGTATTTGGTTTCCATTCCGCACACGGTACATTTACCCTTGTCCATAAAGTGACATATCCTAGACGGCGTCTCAGTTGATAGGCTCATAGTTTGAATCCTTCTAAGTTAACTACGTCATTGAACATTCTAGTAACTGGTGTTGAACATACTATGTACTTAGTAGTGCTAAAAGACTTAGTCAAGGATACTGCCTCTCGGTATAAGGTGCTGTTACGAGTGACTGATTCTCTTTCACGATTAACAGTGTGTACATACCTATTACATATCTCACACCTACGCTCATCTGTAAGAACTAAATGAAGTATTCTATTAGATCTCATAGTTTGAATCCTTCTAAGTTAACTACGTCATTGAACATTCTAGTAACTGGACCAGAGCATGCTGTATACTCGACATGATTAAACGATTTAGCTTTTCCTTCAACTACGAATTCTCTATAAACCCTTTCGTTATAAGCCACCGACTCTTTCTCTGTGTTAAAAAAACGTTGATGCTTGCCGCATACCTTACAACTACGCTCCTCTTTATTAGGAACTAAATGAAGTATTCTATTAGATCTCATAACTTGAATCCTTCTAAGTTTACTTTGGAAGAGAATACCCTTCCAGTTGTATCATCGCATGGATAGTAGATAACGCCGTAGGCAGATATTTCCTCGCCAGTTGCATATTTTTTATACAAACCTTCTGAACCGGTTCGGGCGTCTACGTCAGGCTCAAAGTCTTGTTTACTCTTATGGCATCTAGAGCACTTGCCGCCTTTACTAACTAGGTGGAGTATTCGTGTATCAGTCATATATCATCTTCTCCCTTTTTTTAAATAAGTAAGACGATCTGCTTAGGCCAGAACACAACATATGCCCATCTCCCTTAGCGTAAAATATCTCAGCACTCTGTACGCTTACGCATCGTTCTAATATATGCTCTGTACTGTCTAGATCTATGCCGCAACGATTACATAGATACGTATCACTTTCATAAACATGTATTGTCTTTTCAGGGCTCATAGTTCTTTCTCAAATAAGTGGTCAGAGTTGGATACGGAGTGAGGATTGCAGCTGGCGAAGTGCCTACCTCTGTTACTCAGCTTAAAACGATATGATTTTGGTTCAGGTATGATTCGATCCGGACTATCCCATATATCTGTCATATGTGTTCCGCACACTTCACAGAAAGGGTTTGAATCGTCGGTTACTAGGTGTATTACGGTTTTACTTATCTCTTTCCTGCGTGTCTTTTGCATGTCCTTCTCCAAATAAGCGATCTGAACCAGCAATGGAAGGGTTGTAGCACCTGCGATAGTCGCTAGGACTAGACAGAGATCTTTCATACCTATGTTCTAGGTATTGGAAATCTTCGTCATTTTCTAAGATATCATTCAGGGACGTATTGCACTTTACACAGTAGCTGCCTACCTCTAGCTTGAAAGGATCTCCGTTCAGGAGATGTAGTTTTATACGTTTCATGTTATTCTCCATTATTAGACTTGAACATTCTATTGGATGAGTTTCGTGGCGTACATGGGTGAGGGATAAAGACCTTACCGTACTCATGTACATATTCTTCGTAGTTATCCATGGTGGACGCTATACGATGCTCGAATACATCCATGGAATTTGCATCCATGTTGCAAAATTGACAACGATGGCTACCTATAGTTACAAGGTGAACTGATACTCGCATTCTTCTCTCCCAGAAAATAACCTATTTGATACGGTGCAACATGGCTTTGCTTTACGACCACCTTCTAGCCTGCTGTAATACCCACCAATAGTATGAGAAAACCTTTGACCTTCGTTTAATATATCCCCAGCCGTCTTTGTACAATATATGCATTCCTTGGGCTTCTTAGAGTTAACTCTGTGAACCAAGTGTACAATTGTTGTATTATCCATGAACTGTCCTCTTGGATTATTAAAAATAAGTGGTCTCTCTCAATATACTTATACCGCTTTTGTGTTAAACTCTTGAATATAGATTTACAAACGTTGACATTTACCTACGAACGTATACCTCGCTTAAACGGACTAAAAAATGAACATATACCTAGAAAAGATCGCAGAAGCTAAGAAGACTAAGGCTAAATTACCTAACCATAAAGATGTACCTTTGAGTCATGCAGCAGAAGGCGGGGCACATGGTGCAAACATAGGCGGGGGTATGGGAGTAATATCTGCAATTGCCCATGGGCGTAAAGGCATAGGTAAAGGCATAAGAACTGCCTTATCAGGGGCACTCGGAGGAGCAGTCGTGGGAGGCACCATAGGGTCCATGATACCTAAAAGACTTGGAGAAGGTTACACTGCTAAACAGAAAGCAAATTTTAAAACCGTAGCTAATAACGCAGCTGTAGGTTCTGGAATAGGAACATTGGTAGGTTTAGGTCCACTAGGGACATATGGAGGACACCACATGGGCAAGAGCTTAGGCAAAGATAAGATACACTTGAATTCTAAGAAAAAATAAAAAATGAACATATACCTAGAAAAAATCGCAGAAAGTACCAAGGTTAAAAAGAAACCTAATAAAGTTATCAAGGCCATAAAAGACTATGGCCCTGGTATCTTAGGTGCTGCCGGTGGTTATGAAGTAGGTAGTACGTTGGCTAACAACGTTATCAAAAACAGAATACCTCAAGCAAAGCTAATGAAGAAAAAGCACCTAGCTGGAATCGTCGGTTCCGGGATCCTCGGTACTATTGCTAACTACCAGTAAGGTATCTTCCATACTTACGAACTTTATATCATAGGACTCTTTCATACCTTCTACCACAGAGGAGGTGTATGCGTTTAGCCTCTCTGAATCTTTCCTACAGTAGTACACGCTACCTGATGTATTATGTACTTCGTAGAACTTACCTATAGATACAATACTTGTTATTCCAGAGGATATTCTCCAGCTATCGCCAGTTAAGTACCCTCCAGACCATCCGCCTACAACTCTGTGATCGATCCGGTCCTTTATCTTTAAAACTACTATTTTCCAGAAATCTGGGTAATGACTCATTCTCTGTTCCTCATAAATTCACTAACTACTTCTCTTGCAGAAATAGGTACTGCGTCGTATAGTTCGTGTACCCGGGCGTATGCTGAGGCTAAAGTACCATCTACTCCTACTGCTGATTTGTCGCAGTTAAATCTATGACCCGTCTTAGTTAATAGCATATAACTATTGTCCTGTTCCACCACATCTATGAGTGCATCAGATAGGTCCCAGCTGGTTTTCTTAGCTGGATCACTGTCGCCATAAGTTCTCAATAACATGTACGTGTTAGTTGAAGGGACTCTTACAAACATCCAAAATTTAATTGCAGCCATTACTCACCTCTTAGGAAAGACTTCCAGGATATATAATTTTCAGGGTTATGATACCAGACATCGCAGCCATTATGTACTCTCTTAATTAGTATACCTCTGCGTTTACCCGCTTCCACGAAATAACCCTTGTCATTTCTCTTCATTATGGTTTTAGGTAGGAAACAGTATACTAGGGAATACTCATTGAGTATGTCCGTTAGAGTAAGGGATTTATCCATGATACTACTCCTTTATCCTGGTTATTAGAAATACTACAGAGCATACATTTATTGCTGCTACAATTAGTACATGTGTCGTTACTTGGTCTGGATGGGGTGCCTGAGCTGCTCCCATTGCGGCCACAACTAGTATTAGGCATAGTGAAAGTATGTATAGCAGCATAGCAAATACAATTACATCTCGGTGATTCATAATACTTTCTCCAGTACGTCTCTGTTATAAGTGGCACCCGCCTTACAAGTGAAGTGTGTCTTGGAATAATGTAAAAGATCATCGTCTATCTTCTTACAATGAGTTATCATCTGAAGTTCTACTGGAACTTTATCTACTCCATCTAACCCCGTAGCTGCAACTATTAGTCCAAGTAGGAACCCTACTAGAAATGCTGCATATACAAATATACTCTCCATTATTCTTTCTCCGTTAACTTCTTATCTTTCATTCTTTGCTCTTTATGCAAAATCTTAGTCAGCTTCTTGCCCTTCGGAAAGGGCGTACAGCAATGACACTTAATGCCGCCTATTCCAATGTGCTTGGAATGTTTCACTCTTTTTCCTTCATGGGCAGACACGAACAATTTCCGTATTTGGTCCCAGTTATACTGAACCCTGTACGTTCACAATGTTCCGGCATTAACTGGAACTCCTCACCAATGTCATCTATCTGAAAAGTACCTCCGTTACTACACTTGTATCTGAATATACTATATTCAACTAGCGTAGAATCCATCGAGGCACAGTGCCTCATCATGGGTACCTCCGTAGGAGGATTCATTTCGTTCTGCAAGCTAGAGTAAGTGAATAGTGAACCTACTGCTATAAATACGACAGAAATAAGTAACTGCTCTATGGCTTTCATATTTTCTCCTACCAGAGATCTTCACTAAAAAGTTCGTGAGGATACAATGGATCTTTGTTTATAAATTGTTTATTTTCAACGGCCATAACGAAGGCATCTTCTCTGCCTAAGTAGTTACCCTTGTCATCTACGAAGCCCTGATCCCTACAATGTCCTGGACCATAGTCTTCTAAGTGGGAGGCCATTATGCGTATTATGTGATGATGTCTAAAAGGCTTTGGCATCTGGAACACTCTGCCATCTGGATGACGTATTGCCACTGCAGTAATCATTCTGGCATGCTCACAAGTACCCGTAGTTCTAAATCGCCGTTAGGCCTAGTAACCACACGTTGATTAGTAACGTCACCGTCAGAATCGCAAAGGAGTTGAACTCGTTTAAGCTCAGCTCTACCTTCTTCAGTATCTTTGAACGTATCATACACTACTGCCGTCATATGTCCCTCCTTTCCATAATCCTTCGGAGGTTATAGGCGTTGCGAACTCCCAGCTTTGATCAGCGTCAAAATATTGACCATTTTGTACCATTGAGACTTGAGTAGGTGCCGGCTTCTCGTCACCTTCATTCCACGCCCAGCATAGCACAGGAGAATGTTCCGATACATCTTTAATCCAAGGAGCTGTACCTGGTTCACTCGACGTAAGCTTGCTATCTAGTAGTATTAGGTAGATGCATTCGGCGTAGGCCCTCCCTAGAGTAGACGCATAGGCGATATGTTTCATATCAAAGCTAGATGCTCTCCATTCTCCACTCTTGTAAGGATTTGGCTTTACTTTATACTTACTTACTAGTGGCATTATTATGGACCAGTCGTGTACAAAATCTACGACCCTATGGCTATCCTTATTATTAAAATCTTCTACGAAAACAGAGTAGCCACTTCCATTATCTGCTCTTGTTATGACGTACTGTGGAAAGACCAGTTTGGCTATACCAAGACTCAAGTAAGAATTACTCATCTTGGAGATTGCTTCAGGAGTATGTCCCCCCGGTAGCCCTTGGCTTTGACTAGTACATGATGGACAGTACCAATTACTAGGATGTGCAGAGCACCCTGCCCGGCAGTCTAGCTCGCCACCACATTTATTGCATGTGTCCATACTCATTTCACCCTAACTGGTATTAATTCTTCAGGCCTTTTATCTGTCCAGGATATATACTCCCTTGTTCTGTAAGACCTACCATATACATCTTCTCTTAGCCTTTCAACCATCTGTATATTAAACGGATCTCTTGTTGCAAGGAAAGCTTCAGGTTCCGCTACTGTGTACCTCACTCCTTCTTTTGTTCTGAAAGTTACGTCTGGTTCGTAGTGACCTAATCTCTTAAAAAAGCCAACCATTATTACAAATAATTTTTTAAATGGATTCATTGCGATCCTCCTTAGCTGTATCCCACCCAGAAAACCACTGGATAGAATCTGTTGTGTTTGGTCGTACTGTTTCAAACCAATTACGTTCACGTGGGATGCCTTTTATGCAAGCCCGGTACCCACTAATCCACGTGTGATGATAAATTTGCATTACTAGTATCCTTGAGTGTACCTATGCTAATATCTACTAAAAATTCTGCAGCATCTAGTCTGGTAGAGAAACCTCGAACAGTAAAACCAAGTGGGACTAAAGTTGGGACAGCAGACCATCTGCTTCCCACCTTAGATATAAACCCCAGAGGCCTGTCCCCTACTTGAAAGCAATACATACCAGGTATTTTATCGTTGTAGTTAGAGTACTTGTAGTCCAGGACTCTTCCATTTACTATTACGGAATACATGCTTTCTCCTCGGATAACACAAAATTCTCTTTAGGTACTTTTACCCAAAATCTAGTAAATACTGTAATTTTATCAGTATCATCAGTAGGTACGCTGGTAGTGTAAGTCCTACCCTGCTCTATGCTGAAATCTTGATGTACGTATATGCTACTTACACATAACTGCTGTACAGTGTTCATGCCTGTCTCCTATTCATTAGTTATAAAAAAGAGTAGTAAATCTCTCTACTACTCTTATACCAAAAACCTAACTCAATATTAACTAAAGTTAGGTAGCACTCTTCCACGTGTACTACCGTTACTATCACTCTCCGCCTTCACTGAATAATATGTGAACGGTAGATCTTCTGTGTGAGGTAAGTTACCATCTGCCATGCCTTTTAATATTGCCGAACATGACCAATAATGCAATGTATCGCAATCTTTTGGGTAAGCCATTCCATGACCGCAATCACAGAATGCTGTTGCTGAATAGCGGAGTTCATCGTCATCGAAAATCGGATTCTCCCTCATTCGTTCTTTGAAAATTTCCCTATTTGATTTGTGATATTCCTGCACTGTTTTATCACAAGTTTTACTAAGAGCAACTGCTTCTTCATACTCTTCGTAGGATATAGGATTTTGTGTTGCCACTTTTTTGTAGTTATCCATCTTATTCCTCGAATCATTTTATATTGTTTTACTAGTTATCAGAAAATACCGGATACTGCTCTCCAATTATACTTACAGTAATGTCATCGGACTTTAAGCTATCTATATTACTCCAGCCTGATTCCGTATCACCGAGTATAACTATGGCGTCTTCTGGGAACTTTTTTAATCGTTCTATTAAGTCGTTACACGTCATTATTTACTCCTGAGTTTTTGTACTTCCTAATGTTAGATCTTATATTTCCACATGACAGCCAATTCTCGGAAGATCTACCGAAGCTCCCATCAGAGTATACGTCAATAACTAGGGAGCATGACTTTTTCTCACCACATGCACAAGTTATAGACTTTACTACAGTCCAGTCTTCTAGTCTGTTGTCCAGCATGCATTCTCGATCTTTCAAAGTATCATCATACTTATCTTTAGATATAGAATACCAGCCTAAGAAGTGTTCGTATACCCAGTACCCGCCTCTCCACTTACGATACCATTTGAATCTATTCACTATAGTCCTCCCACACGTTTATGCCTCCGTAACAAGCCGCACAGATCCGGTAACTATCCAATTGTCCTTTACTGACCTTATGCCAGCTATAAAGCTCGCTGCGTATCCAGTATCCTCCTCTCCACTTCCTGTACTGCTTGAACATGTGCATTGCCTACTCCTGAGTTTATAAACATCTAATTAGGTGTATTTTCACGGTCATTCTCTTTAGACTTTTTTAGTAGCACTAAATATAAGCATTCGCATAGCGCCCTAGCAGGGTTTTCATTCTTAATAACCCTACCAATACCCCTCGCGTAAGCTGTCCAGTAATCTCTATCTTCATATTTTCTTAGTTCTATCCCATGCTCAAACACCAACGGCATCAGGTCATTCATGTTGACTAGATAATCATCATATTCCATGTTCAGCCAATTCATTAGCGGATTATCTTTATCTCTGTCAGGGAACGCTAACTCAGCAATTTTCAGATTCAGCTTAGCATCGTCCCATTCTTTATGTGTTGTCATTGGTTGGACTCCTTGATTATATTTCTATATTTGCGAAGTCTATTAGCGAATTCACTCATGTGACGTTTTGCATTAATACTATCTGTTGAGTTATCTGGGCTAACTAGCCCATTTAATTCATTAGCCGCCATATCGCATAAATTATCAACAGCTTGCTGCATACCATTTTCTTCAAGCTCTTTAACACGCAACTCCAGCTTTTCGACATCTGAGTCTTTGCACCAATCACCCCTAGAGCTTTCTTTTTCATATATTTTATGCCTACTGTACAAACTACTTGATAGATTATACCTTTGTACTTTAGTCATTGGTATAGTCCTCTACGTAGCCGCTAAATAATCTACAGCTTACTTCTTTTGTTATTGGCAGCCACCCTAGCTCGGTGTTCTTGTACCAACAGCCCCCTCTCCATTTGCGATACCATTTGAATCTATACATTATCTACTCCTTGATTATTTGTGACTTCTTCGACCAGGTTCGCCCAATCCTTTTAAATGCGACGTATCGCTAAGACTTCAGTCATTGCCTTAAGGTGAGTTGTTTCAACAACGAATTAAAGGGTCGTTAATACCTGGTACCTGATGCACACTATTTAAAACCGATGTCGGAGTCTCTGTCTGAGATTCTCTCAACGGGTCTATTTCGTGCTTAAACACTAAGTGCAGATGGCTCTTAATTACTTCAACTTGCTTATCTGTTAAAGAGTCTAGGCTGGAGATCTCGAAGAAGCCTTGTAGCCAGAAACAAAAGTCTACTGAATTCATTTTCTTTTCCTGTTTTTACGCAATTGATTTAGGTTTAATAGTAGTACCGCTAATATAGCCAGTCTTACAAATATCTCCGACGATGCTAAGGCAAATATCAAGTCCACAACATAGTATAGGAATACTAATATAGAAACTGGAATGGCCAAGATAATAGCCAGTAAGGCGACGATGTATACGACGGATATAAAAGAGTCTACTATGGCATCTGGTATCTTCAATCTGCTCTCTCCGTAGTAGGTAAGTGCATGAGCCCTTCGTTACTAGTAGAGAAGTCTCTGAACTCGTTTATTCTACGGTCTATTGCTTCTAAGTGGGCACCATCGTCACTATGACAATGATTCTTAACTAAAATTCTATACCCTCTCATTCCAGAAGTGGCTAGAACATCCTTAGCCCTCATCAAAAACACCGGCTCATCTTCGGGTATATCTTCCCCAGAACGTATGTTTACTAAACGGTTATTCCGTATCCCATACTTGGGATCTTGAGTAGCATGGACCTTAGTAGAGATACGCCTATTTAGCTTATCTTCTATATCCTCGCCTTCCGACAACCAGGAGAATGATTTGATCTCAGAAATAACCTTAGTTATAGCTTCGTCCTTCATGGTTATAGTTGCCATGTGTATGCGATGCATCCAATCTTGCAAAGTGTTAAAATATTCTTCTTTCTGTTCTTCGTTCATTTTATTACTCCGTTAACGTTCCTAATTCCTTAGACACAATTAAGTACTTTTCTACCTTGTTCCTTTTAGCTTCTATTAGATCTCTACGAGGATATAGGTTGATTTCATTATCCTCCTCATTGAGCATTTCTGCAACGGCTAAAAGGTCATTAAACTCTACCTGTAACTTTTCAGCGTTAGTAGAGCCATTCCTTATATTGTATAGTCCAAATCTATGAGCCTTAGAAGTTTGCTGGGATACTTCACAACCCTCTTCCCCAAGTATACTTAGCAGCATTTCTTGTCGCTTCATTTTTTCACCTCACATAAATAAAGAGTGCCGTCCTGTCTGTACGCAGGGGCCAACTTGGGCAAGCGATAATAATAGACTCCGTTCATACATATTACACGGTAACCACCTATGTTATCGACCCATGATTTGGGGTCAGAACTATTAGCCTCTGCGTTAGACTCTAAGTAGTATATAGCCGTAAGTATTAAAAAAGTAAGTGTAAGTACCATTCCAGTTTTCATTTTGTGTAGTCCTTTGTTAAAAAAACGGGAGATTAATCCCGTCTAGAAAGTGATTCTAGGTGAACTTTTTCTAAAGCTTCTATTCTCTTAGAAGAGTTCTTTCTACATACCCGTACCGTGTAAGTTAGGTATATTATCATCCCTAGCATCATTAGTAATAGCGTCGATAGTAGTACTAGAGTTAGTACTGCGTATTCTTGTTCTGACATTTGTAGTATCCCCTGAACATTTGTTAGATTGGCGAACTGCCTGTGAATCCGTTATCAAGAGTTATCTTGACTTGCGGCGTAGACCCCCTTCTCTCTATTGAGATTTTGTTAGGAATAAGCTGCGTCATCTCTAAGAATAGAGTTACGCACATACTGCTTATCTCTTCGGGGCTTGCAATAGGGTCATCCGCTGCCAAATCATTCATGTTGGCCAAGTGATCTTCGACTGCTACTTTCACGTTTTCCACTTCACGTAGGGCGTCAGTAAGCTCGTTGAAATACTTGCTATGTGTAGATTCAAACACGGTAGACGTTAGACTACCATCTATGAGTTCAGATATTGCGGTAGTTAATATTTCTAATACTAGTTTTTTAGAACCAAGTTCCTTAGATGTAAGATTCATAATTAGTTATCTCCTCAGATATAGTTATTTATTCTCACTATACTTATACCAATCTTCTATAGAGATATGTAAAAAAATAAGGGCATGAAAACCCTTACTTTACTATTTATTTATAACTGAATCATACCCGTCTATTACTGCCTTTAGGGTAGATCGTTCTCCTGAGAAGTCCCAATCTGAGTCTGTTATTCTTTGAATACTTCTACCTAAAGAAATAGGTTCGTGCTTTCTTGCAGTAGCACTCTCTAGTTTTTTGTTAGAATCTATAATAGCTTTTTCTAATGCAGATATTTTCATCTGTGCACCTCATAATATATATAGCCAAAGAGAGTACTAGACAGTTGGTAGCTGCCTAATACCTTTTTCTCTTCGTTATGCCTGTTAGACGTATAGAGAAGTTGATGCTCTCTACATAACCCTTATACCAGGAAGTGATATTTTTATTTAAAAGAAAGAGCTGGGCTCTTTCCTTTATTGCACCACGCATCATCTGTGAATAGTCACATACGTTTTTAAATTAGGCGGATTCTTGCTTATCTTCAACTTACGGTTTAATGACTCCATAGATATTATCGTAGATTTAAGACTGTGTATGTCGTTATCTGACATAGCCAATAACGCTTCTTCTATAAGCTTATCCACGCCTTCATGGAATTTTCTGTAGTCCATAGTAATCTCCTTAAGAAGTTAATGTTTCCTCAATATACTTATACCATAGTAGGCTTTGTTTATTGGCCACATAGTGTGTTAAACTACTTAGTATACAAATAATACACTTACTCGGATTACTCAAAAAATGATCATAAAAAGCGCATCCCTTATCAGTAGAGCCCTTAGCATAGTAAAAGGTGCACCTAAGAAAGCACCGGTTAAGACAATGCCTAAGGCTAAAGTCAGGACTACTTCGTTACCTCCACGTAACTCTATGGGTATGGATGCAGCTCAAGTTAGTAAAGCCAGATCAGCTCTCAAGAGTGATAGAGATGCATTGGCTCAGATGAGATCTGGCAATGTTACAGCTAAGAATCGTAAGATTGATTGGACTGAGAAAAAAGCCCAGATACTATTAAAGTTCGCAGAATATGAAAAAGATACTAAGAAGACTAAGGATAAGCCTATCTTAGGAACAGTAGGTGCTGCAGGCGTAGGTGGAACAGCAGGTGGTTTATCAGTCAACAAGAAATTTACCAAAATACGAAATCGTAACGCATTAGCCGGTGCTGCAATAGCAAGTGCTATACACGCAGGTGGGTACCAAGCTGGTAAAATCAGCAAAGAACGTTACAAGAAAGCTAAGTAGATGAATATATACTTGCAGAAAATCGCAGAAGCTAAAAAAGAGAATAACAAAAAAGTGTTGTTCTCTGCCCCTAAGGACAAGCCTAAGAAGCCTATAGATGAATCGCACCTAGAAGCCAATAGGGATACTCATGATAATATGAGAGAAGAAGCTGATCAATTAATATACGATCAGATACTAGACTAAAAAGAACCTTATTGAAAGGTTCTTAATGTTTCCTCTATACTCTCCATCTTGCCTGTATGCTTCCAGAGTTCTTTACCTATAGTTACTGGCATCATCTCGCTGGATTTGAACATTAGTACAAGTATTCCGGACACTTTAGCGTTGAAGTCGAACTGATCTATATCATCTACTATATCTTCTTCTATGTCGTTTACTAGCGATTCTAGAAATAGATCCAATATGGCTCTTCTCATTTCATCTTGTAAATTACGGAATTCATTGGTCTTTTTACAAAGCTCAATAGCCAGTATGAAGTCTCCAGTAAACCCTCTGCTACACTTATCTGCTAATAATTCCTTTCTAAATTCGAATACATCTTTTCGCATTGGAGCAAGAGCTCTATACATTCCTTCGCTTATGTCCTGGATTGCATACAAGATTTCTAGGTTGTTAAGCGTTGGTACTTTAAGTAAAGGTTGTGTCATAATAGTCTCCTCAGATTATCGTTAGGTTCCCTACATAATACTTATACCAAGATGATTAGAGGTTATTGACCCGTTGTGTTAAAATAATCGTATGAAAAATACTATAACCAAAGAAGCTATGCTTGGTAAGATCGTTGCTACGATCACCAAGAAAACTAAAGACATAACTGCTAAGACCAAGCCTGGAGCGTCTCACAAGATAGCTAAGGTATCTAAGCCTAAGTTACCCGTTGCTAGTAAAATGTCCGTGATGAGGCCTACACAAGCTCCTACGTTGAGTATACCTAAGCTAACCAAGTCCGCTAAGACTATGAAATTTATAAAGCTTAGGGTCAGTAAGAAAGCTAAATCTACTAAGCCATCTACGAGCTACGTTAAAAGAATGATGGAATCAGCTGGCAAAGGCATGCCATCCGGTAGTCTCTACAAGAGAGTTAGACGAAGAAAGTTTCACGATGTGTTAAACAGTTTAGATAGACCGACCTACAAATAAAAAAGGGATCTTATAAGATCCCCTTCCTTTTTCTACGCCCATTCGTTACATCAAGCTGCCGACTACCTGTTTAAATACGTAGTCTTTAACTTTGTCACCCTCGCTAAGCTTATCGTAAGCTACCATGTTAGGGTGTACTTTTTTCTCTAAATCTTTTATCTCTCCATACGTCCAGCCTTCTGCTTTCTTGTAGTTATACCAGCTAACGTGGCAATCTTCTGGAGAAGCTTCAGGGTTTAGCACATGAAATTTAACACCTTCCATAGCTGACTTCTTAATCAGCATTGGAGCGTCTTCCCATGACGTTTGAGAGAAATCTCTAAAAGACCTGCATATAGAAGCATTAACTTCGTGGCACATCTTTGCAGTAGATATGACTTTATCATAATAAGCTTTATCGCTATTATCATATAGCTCTTGCTTAAGTAGGTATCCTTCTAGAGCCCAGATTTGATCCTTAGCATTTCGCTTTGCTATGGTCTCACCCATTTTCTTGTTAAAGTTCTCCGGACTAGCACATGCGCTAGTACCAGTTACGGTAAACCCATTAAGTAGGGTAATACAGCATACTGTAAGTTGAGATCCTGGAAACACGTGGAACTCTTCCGAGACTATGACCTCAGCGATACGATCGGGAGTAACCCTGGGTGCATCTAGCCCTAGCTCTTTAATCTTTGCTTCGATAGCTTCATCATTACTCATCACAGCCACCGCAATCACAGTCACACTCGTCTTCGCAGTCAACGATGATAGTGTAACTAAAGACCTTAGCATATTCGTTTTCGAAATCATCTTCATCTAAGAAGAATTCTTCACCTTCAGAATCTTTTACGTAATAGCCACCGATAGAAGGTGAGTATTCGACAAGAAAATCTTGGCTAACCTGGAACGACCATACATCTTCGTCTTCCGGGGTTAATGTAGCCGTACCGTCAGGGTGGTATTCCATGCTGGCAATTTTAATAGCTTCTAAAGCTTTATGGCTTACGTACTTAGGTAATTCCTGATCTGTTGAACCCAACATAATAATATCCTCATTTAGTCATCGTTTATAAATTCAACAGTATTGTGACATATTAAATGGCTAAAAGAAAGGGTATAGTCCCTTTCTACGTTCCTTTGTTAGACTCTACCCGGAAGCGTCTTACTTCTTGACAGGAGGCAACATAGGAGTGGAGCCTAGCTTCTGCAGCCAACGCCTCTTCTCTACGAGGGAAAGGGTCTGTAATTATACTAATAACTTCTCCATTTTCCTTTTTGAAATGACAAGGAATGCCTACTACGGCAATTGCCCCATCTAGATTTATAACACAGCGATGTACTTCTACTTCCGATATATAAACTTCTTTAACCATTTCGTTTCTTCTCCTCATACATGTTTAAGCTGCATCTAGCAGAACAATACATCTCTGATAGATCCATAGTGTAATATTTTGACATCGGTTTTCCATCAGGTAATAGTATCAATGTTTTATCACAAAAACTACACTTTACATTTGGTATATTATTTCTAACAAACATTTCTAGACCTCTCCATGGACATCTGGTCTATGACCATCATAGCGTGATCACAAGTACTCTCGTTGAACATGCCTATGTGACATACCTCTTTGGTCAACCCCATGTTTATAGCGAGTATGGCGTATATGTCACTTCTAGAATCTGAAGTATTTCTCCACAGAGGGTCTAATTTAGCATGACATTTCATTCTAAGCTTTCTGAGTTCAGATTTAGCCAGTGACCCATGAGGTTTTCTAGAACCCTCAGGACAGCCTACATGTGCTGCACATGGATAGCATTTCCAAAATAGTTTATTTTTTAACTTAGGTATATGGGAAAAAAGCTGACTACCCTGGACCAGAACGGCTTCTTCATTGCAATAGTTGCATATTACTTTCAAGGTTTATCCTTAGCCCTACTCTCTTCATTAAGGCGTTTAATTTTTCTATGCTGTCTTTTTATAAAGTCCATCTGCATAGAGACTGTTAAGGTTAAGCGATCTACCTCTTGCCCTAACAGCTCTACAAGAACTTCATCACTTGTAGGTTGATTCATGTTGGTCCTTATTATTATTTAGATTAAAAATACTAGTTGGAACTGTATAGCAAAATTCACACTGTTCTTGCTCAGGCTCTCCAGTGTACCTGTTAGGTACTACAGAGTATCCTTCATTAGGGCAGTAAGGACATTCTTGTGCGCTCATGTGTTCTGGTAGAATTGTACATACGCCTATAAATGAGCCTGTCATTGCCCGGTGTCGGCAATGCGCCTAGAAACGCCCTCAGCAAAAGCTTTGTGTACATGAGGTGGAGCAGATTCTTTTACGCTTATATCAAACATGTCCGGTCCGAATTGACCCAATTTATGAGCTAGTTCTTCCTCTGTTTTGACGGCAAGGGCGTTACGGTCATACACGCAGTCAGCACAGCTTATGGCTCTTTTATCCCCCAGAAACTCTACCTCGCAGTACATACATACGCTGGTGTAATTCCCAGGAGCCCAGCCACCTAGCTGATCTCTTTCATCTTTTTGAAATTTCATAGTACTTCCTCATTTAAATTCTATGGCATCGCATGCTTATTCTCTCTCATGCTGTCTTACTTCAGTTCTATGTTCTAGATCCGTGGTGATAAAAGATACACCATGCATTATTAGCAGGGGCTCGACTTCCTTTTCAAAAACGTTCTTGTATACTTCGGTATGACCGTTAGCACAGTGTTGGAATAACTTCTTACCATCCTCAGTTTCCCCTTCAGCCGGACTAACCATTATCTCTTGACCTACCATATATTCTCGTAATTCCATTTCGGTATCCCTTTATTAGTGAAAATAAAATAGGAACTGACTACTTAACTAGTCCCTTGATTTATTATGCAGCCCTTACATTTTCTAGTAAGAACTTCTGGTATAACTGAGGTACTACCGCACAAACGCAATCTTCAAAACTAATGTGGATAGCAGCCCCTCTACTATATATGTTAACCATGTCCAACTCTCTATCGTGTCCATTGTCTAATAGCCATTTGGTCAACTCATGTCTACTACAAGGTATGGTCTGTTGTATATCTTTTCTAAACGCTTTGATTCTAGCCCGTACGTGTACACCTTTTCCTGTGCTTTCAGATATACCGTATTCCATTATATCATCCAACAAAGTTAAGTATCTTTTTTTAATATTGTCCCGTTGCTTAATCAGGTCAAGTGCTTGATCACAATTGCATTGCATTTCCTACATCCTTCTGTATTAGTTCATTTATAGTAACATTTCCTCAGTATACTTATACCAAAAAACTGCCCTATTCATTATACCTTAAAACTTTTTTAGCCAGGTTATCGTGAGAATAAGGAGGGCTATGTACGACCTTATAATCATACTCAGAGTTACGCTCTCTCAGAAAATTCTCTAATTCTGAATCAGGCACATCATACAGAGTACTAAACATAATTGCCCTAGCTAAATCCCTAGATACTTTCACCTGCTCTTTTACGTCAGTCATCTATGTTCTCCATGGTTAGAAACAACGATGTTATATTGAGCTTTTTAGCCCAGGCCACATCTATATCCATCTTGGAAGCACCTTCTTTCTTCATCATGCAAGAATAGTAATACTCCAAAGTCTTTAGTACTTCTTCATGGTAGTCTTCATCTTTATGTTCAAGTAGGTCTAATAGTTCGTCCATATGATCTACATTAAACCTATACTTTAGCCTATCACAAACCTTTCGAAAATGTTTAATCGACCTTACTACTAATGATGTCATAGCTTAAACAGCCTACCTGATTCTACCTTACTTCCAAAGCGAGTGTTCCATCTCTTTAAGCAAGTAGACTCTCTTTTGTAGTAAAGAGTTTGTGCACAACCCTTAGCACAGTAATAGCGAAAGGAGCATTCATACCTTCTCCTTCTCCCGAAGGCTCCTCCTCCTACGTAACGTTTGTAGGTATCTAGAGAAGCTTTCTTGCCGCAAAAAGGACATGGCATGGCGGATTGTACCAGTTTATCTTTTGTATCATTCATATCAATTCCTTAGAAATTTATAAGGTTAAGTTCATCGTCCACATTGCCGTGTATTTGCGTACCTTGCAGATCTATAATGGTTGTGTAGTCAGGCCTGTCTGGCAAAAGTTCATCTTCAAAATTACGAAATAACCTACTTGAGTTATCTACTTCATTTTGAGGATCTATATCTAAATCTGAAAACTGATGTGAAGGGGATATCACTTGACTATAAAACAACCCGTTAAATAAATGATCCAAGTCATCGTACCCTTTGTTGGCTTTAAGAAACTCCTTAAGAAGCTGCATTCCCATGTCTTGAGTATAGCCCTCTCCGAAGTGTACCGTAAATTTGAGGTTAGACATCCAAGTTACGAACCCCATGAGTATTCTCTCTATGCTTTCATTTTCGAATCTATCTATCTTGCCTGACGTATTGGATACCACATTGTTCCATCCTGCAACAGTGAAGGAGGTAGTGTCACTTCCTGACAAAGTAAAGGATGTACTGCTAGCTTCGGTAGTTAGGTTAATAACTGGAAGGGTACTTTCATTTTCTATACCATTTCTAGCGTTATGTGAATCTTGCAATCTTTGGGCAAAGTCGGGAACATGCCTGTTCCCTCCCCTTCTACCTCTTCTTCTACCGCTCATGTCTACCTCCAAGTAGAGAGTTATACGCTCCCATTTTCATTTCTTATTCTCTGTGTTTGTCTGAAACACTCCTGAACAAGTCTTGCTTGACCAATTGCATCGTCTATTGCATCGTGTGCATTTCCTACTTCGAATTGCTTTTTTACGCCCTTACCGAAAACTAGCTCTTCTATAGGACGTAAGCATCGCACATTCCAGAATGGAATTTCTAGTTCTTTACCGAGACTGAATAACGCATGGCGTAGTATAGATACATCAAATATATCTCCACGAGCCCATAGCCTACTATGCTTATCTAGATTGGTATCACACGCCTCCACCATACCGTCTAAAGCATCGCTTAAAGTAGTAGTACCACTCATGACTTCTCTGTATACTTCAGAATCTTGCTCTTTCCACCAAGCAACAGTATCTGGGCAAATGACTCTATCTTTTTGAGAATCAGACGATATGGTACTCATCCAACTTTTCTTTCTCAACTCTTGTACGCTACTCTTTTCTCTGGGGTCGAAGAATACACACCCTATTTGGACTATGACTGCATCTTCCTTAACACGACCGTTAACTCCCCCATCAGTTGCAGCTAAAGTTTCAATATCAATCATTACGTCCGTACGTTTCATCATTGCGTTTTATTCCTTTTTATTTTTATATAAAAAAAGCCTCTGTTACGAGGCTTATGAAGTTAGAGATTCCGCTATACTTGTCAAACTGAAAGGCACTGTCTTATGCTTTAGATCAATCTGTATTACTCTTCGTTGAGTATTACGATGACCCAATCGCTTGATACCTGATCCAAGACACCATCCTTCTTCTAGTATTGCAGCTCTCAATGCGTTGTAAGTAAACGCCTCTCTGTTGTCGTGCACAGTTCTTCTACTAACTAGGTTTACCATTTCCATAAACCATATATACATTACGTCATCCTCCACCTTAACGTGATCAGAGTGAATATCCGGACGTTCTCCGGCACACATACCTTCTACGTGAGTAAAGAATATAGATAACGCATCGTTCTCAGTGTTACTCTTAGCTTCTAAAGTTACAGTAGTCTTGAGATAACTTTCGTAGTTAAAGTCAGGGAGGTATTTATCCCTCAACTTCAATGCGAAATACCCTATGATACCCCACTGAATTCTAGATCTGGAACTGGCAGGAGTGGCTTTTAGCATAGTGCCTACATCCTTCATGCCTTCTTCCACTTCTTTAAAATCAGTACCCTTAGCTTCAAGTATCCAGTTATAACCTATAGCTGACAAATCATCTATGCGACCTTCTATCCAGGAGTAAGAATCTCTTAATTCTCTACCGCCTTTAGGAAGTTGTAAAGATATACATCTGTCTGCTAGCGCATCATCCGTAAATATATCCTGGCCACTAAATATAAAGTTAGATCTGACCGGTACTACTTTAACATTAGACCCCTCTCGTGTACCCATGGTTCTAGGAGCACGGTTATACCAGCTTCGGAATCTGCCGTAGTGCATGGACGTATTTTTATCAGCTCTTACCTCATCAATCGCCAATGGCAGAGATGCGTAGTAAGCCGCCTTACGTTCAAAACCCACAGCCGTCTTTAGGTTAGCAATAGTAGTGTATCCTTTCTCTTCCATATCGTAAGTAGCTAAGACCCACTTAACTAAGTTCGTCTTACCCTGACCATGACGGCCCCACATGAATAAGAAAGGAAAGCATCTCCATACATCGAATATATCATCAGAATATGCATTAGCTTGAGCCCACGCTATCATTGTAAGAGCCATTCCAGGGTTACCTAAGTTCTGAGCAAGGTTAGCCACGAAGCCCTCAAGTAGATCTTCGTAGTCATCTTTGCCAAACATATTGTTTAACCTAGGAATACTAGCACTGCTACATTCACTATCATTAATATCTCTGCCCTTGATACCACGCTGCTGAGTCTTAGAGTGACCAGTAGTATCAGCCCACATGACTCCACCCTTATCCGGAGAAAACACCTCACCTTGTACATTGATAAAGCAATCGTCAAATAACCAGCCGTTGAACTCTGCTATAGATCCTACCATGTCCGGGATTATTACAAACCTAGGAGAACCTTTGGCATACACATATTCCCATATGTTTATAAGATCGTTTTCTGTTCCATAAAAACTAGCATCTGCAGCATTAGCTAGCAACGTTTTAAACGATTTAAGAGATACTTTATCTGCAGACGAAACTGACAAGGGTCTACTTGTCTGCCCATTCTTAGATATGATTTGAATCTCTCTAGTACGTTCGTTATTACCACGTATAAATATGTTATTTATTACGATAACAAAGTTAGTTATGGCTACTACCTGAGGCTCACCATTAGAGTATCTAGTTTTTAAATAGCACCCTTCTGCCTCAGTTATTTTTCTAGAACCAGATCCAGCGTCGTCATCAAAGCTGCCATCCTCTTCGACAGTAACAGTCTTTTGATTTTCACTTTCAATGTCTACATTAGAGCCTTCTTTAACGTCTTTCATTGCTTCGGGCTTCTTAGCCTGCTTACGTAGAGTATCCATATGTAAGTTGGCAGTAGGAGGCAATAGAGCCAAACTTCTTTGACCACCGGTTAAATCAACCGTGACTTCGAAATCTCTATTAGCATCCTCTAGGGTATTACCCTTCTTTAGATACGCATCAATATCGTTAAACTCGACAGGCACCTTGATGTGTTGCATAACTGCGGCAAACGGTGCGAGTTCGTTAGCCTTGCTACGATACTTATCCCCCGCTCCATCTGCATCGAACAAAGTTATGACATGCTTATCTACTACATGCTTCTTTAGAAAACTTAGTTGATGAGTATCTATTGTTCCGCAAGTCCCAACTATACCTTCGCTCCACCCATCATCCAGTACAGAGGCAACATCATTCTCTCCTTCCACTATGATAATAGTAGCCTTGGCCCTGGTAGCAGAATTCTGATTGTATAGAACTACCTCATTTAACCTATTAACTTTCCTAAACTGATAAACTTTATCCTTAGGATCAGGAGACTTTAGGGTAAAGCTGGATACTTTATTATGAACAATGTGAGGGTATACGAATCTACCACCGGCAATATAATCATTACCCTTCTTATTCATAAGGCCAGCGCCTTCTATGACCTTCAAGTCTATGCCTATGGATGTTAAATACTCTACTAACCCTCCATCAGACCAACCTACTTTTAGATACTCTAACGTACGCTTATCATGTTTCCTTACTTCTAGCTGATAGTTCAAAGGAGAATACTTGACCCCATCTTTAGCTATAGTAGACGTTTCATTTTCAAGTAGTTGGTTGTGGTAGTAGCTACCTGCGAGGTCCATGACTTCTTGCTTAGGATTTCTTTTGACTGACGAAACAGCTATTCCAAAATCCTCCGCAATAGTTCTAGCAGCTTCTGATATGGAAACATCGTGATATCTTTTCACGAAGTCTACTAAGTCTCCCCCACTTATTTGACAATCTGAGAAACAAGACCAACACGAGAATTCTTCGCTAGATTTTATCTTGAAACAATCTCTGTGTTCGCAAAATGGACAAGTCTTATCTTCTGGTTCAAACGTATCCTCTCCACATGGAACCATAGACATATCTAGATATTTTTCAAACCCATCTAATATGTTTACTTTTTCTTTTATTTCTTTAAACATCTTTTTATCCTTTTTATTAGGAGAAAGAGTATATCCTCTAGTCCCCCGATAGTAAACTCAAGATTGTGTCTCGGTCTTCTGTGAATTCGGCGATTTCGTTTATTATTATTTCAGATATGGCTAGGCCTTCCCTGTAATCGGACACTATGGAATCCCAGTACTCGTAGTCGGAATCTGGTCCAAATACTAAACTGGATATAACGCCGACTCCAATTACACTAAATATGTCTAAAATTTTCTTATTATGTTTATCAGGAAATTCTTCATGAGGGGGTATGATTACCACCATGGGGTGTGTTTGAGAGCCTACAGAAATTCTACAACTCAGAACTACTGAATCTCCAACATACCTTGCTTCACACGCTATGTGAGTAACACCTTCGGTAGCCAGTAAGTGAGTTATGCTCTGATCGCTCACCTCTATTTCCGCAGTACACCACGTGATTGTTTTTAAAGTAGACATGCTACGCTCCTAAGTTATTTGATAGTTCTTCTCTTCGACTCTCTAGGTCAATGGGCTCAGACGCTAGCATGTACGAAGATTCACTCGGTACAGTAGGCCCTCTAGAAGCTGCTAGTTGTCTGTCCTTAGCTAAAAATTCTACTAAGAATTCATTGCTAAATTTTAAGCATCTACTAGGTTGCATAATGCATTCATACCCCTCTACTCTAAGATCTCCATGTAGGAAGTGAGTGGACATATGACGGTACACATAGCTTTTATTGTCCATCATATAGTTTTGTACATATCCTATTAATGCTGCGTTGCCCCATCTACTTCTTATGTCATCCAAGGTAGCTGGCACACTTCCTGTCAGCATAGAAAATGTGGTTGCGTAAGTATCTATATGAGATCCATGACACTTAACGGTGCTCTTGCAACCCTTCAGTACCTGGTTTATTAATAGTCCGTAGGAACCTTTATCATTTAAATAATATAAAAAATCACCTACTAGTATCTTTCTATCTAGAACATCCACGAACCCAGTTTCATCACCGAAGTTCGATTTGGACGTTACTGTGTCTAGCACTCTTTTAGCAGTCATACAACGTTACTCCCAATTTGAAAAAGTTATATTATCCAAGTCTACTACTTCTTTCTTAGTAGCTTCTACCAACTTGTCTATATGAGACTTTACTTCCTGTATAGCAGCATCGTCATCGTCTCCTCCCTCTAAGTGAGACATAAACTCAGAGTTACTATCAATAGATACTGCAGTTATTTCAAACTTGTCGTTGTAGTAGGCCTCACGAAGGGTGTATTCCACAACACCATCGTCAGTAGTTTCTTTACATATCCTGTAGTTCCAGGTCATATGTCCTCTCCTAATATTTGTGTACGTATGTAGTGAATATGTTTTCTGCTCTTAGCGAGCCTCAGATCCTCAGCCCTAATGGCATCGTCTTTGGCAACCCGCTCTCTAGTCTTACACTTGGGAATATCTTTATCATCTAAGTCCCAACTGTAACCGCATCTATCACATTTCCATTCACTTCCAACTACTTTTGTCTTGCAAATAAACATAGTCATAATAGTTCTCCTCAAAGTTCTTATACCATGTTTACCCTATTTTCTTAACTACTAATCCCACATCTTAGTACCCGGAGGACCCTTCTTAACTACTTTCATTTCTCCGTCTATCAAGTCACGCTGAGTTACCTCGCCTACTCTCCCGCATGATTTGCATTCAGGAAAGTCTATTATGGATACTATAACTTTATTACGCTGCTTGAATCTTTCTTTTTCTACGGCTTCACCGCCACATGAACATTGCATTTATATTCTCCATTAAAAAAGGCCACCTCAGTGACCTTTGATTAAACTGCTACTTTAGCTTTTATTTTTGGATGAGGGTCATAATCTATGACGTCAAAGCTATCTATAGATAGTTCGCTCAACTCTGTAAGCTCTTCATTAAACACTATGGTGGGACAAGGTCTTACCTCACGAGATAATTGCTCGTCCACTTGTTCAAAATGATTTGAATAGATATGAGCATCCCCTATGGTGTGTATGAATTCTCTCGGGGCAGTGTTCGTAAGCTTTGCTACTATGTGAGTAAGCAACCCATAACTTGCTATATTAAAAGGAACTCCTAGAAACATATCTGCAGAACGTTGATACAACTGAGTACTTAACCAGCGACGTGGTACGTTCAGATCATCTAATGAAGAGTCTCCTTCTAGATAATACGTTTTGAAACATTCTAAATCATGAGATTGTAACCATTCAGCTCTTTCCGAAGTAGTCATATCTTCTACGTAGAATTGGAACAGTAAGTGGCAAGGTGGCAGCTTCATATCTGAGATATCTGCTACGTTCCAGCTACTAACTATTATTCGTCTGCTGTAGGGATCGTCTAATATCGTGTCTATGGCGTTTTGCAGCTGATCTATACTTACGTCCTTAGTTACCAGCTCATTACCCTCTACGTCCCTAGCACGGCCCCAGGATGTATCTTTATAGTTGTTACACCTACGCCATTGCTTTCCATAGATTGGACCAAGGTTTCCCCACTCATCCGCCCACTCATTCCATATCTTTACGTCGTTATCCTGGAGGTATTTGACATTAGTATTGCCAGATATAAACCACAACAACTCATGTATTACTGAAGGAAGGTGTACTGCTTTAGTAGTTATTACGGGAAGTTTATTCTCGGTCAAATCGTATCTAGATTGCGCACCGAATAGGGCTACTGTGCCAGTACCAGTTCTATCGTGTTTAGCTCTACCTTTTTCTTTAACATCTTTCAGTAGTTCTAAGTATTGCTTCATGTTGTAGTTATCCTTATTAGTTCTTTATTATAAAATTCTGCTATGCTGAATCCTTCTCCATACACGTCCCCTACCCATACTTTGTAATGCCCATCAGGAATTGCTTCAGGGGATACACCGTACTGGGGTAACAGTTTATTACTTTTTTGGGAGTTGGGTCTTTTTGGAAAGGGTTCTAAATTTTGTCCTACGTGAAGTCCGCAAACTTGGGTACAATCTGCATACTCTAGTTTTCTACCGTTCAGTGGAACACGATGATCGGTAGGATATTTATCTCCGTATTCGTCTCTACATGAAGCAGACAATCGGTATATCCCTTCTACTTCTTTTTTATTAAACCACCCTGGGGTAGCCTTTATCTCATCTGCTCTTCTTTTTCCGCTTGCAGCTGTTATTTTTTCTGGATTATTAAGATTCCAAGTAGTCCTGCACTTAATTATAGTAGTTATGCGTACGGGATTATTTCTATCATTGTACGACCAGCAGGATTTACAAATAGATATTCTACCGTCTTTTCTCTGCTTGCTTTTGTGGAATTCTCTTAAGAGTTTTTGTTCCCTGCAGGTAGTGCAAGGTTTAGCCTCTACGGATGCCGCTATCTCAACTTTGGGGGTTAAGGGTTTACGGTATCTATAGAGGCTGTTATTCAAGATTAAATCTCGGTTATATTTATCAGCTGCTTAGAAGCTGATGCATATTTTTCTAGATCTCCGGAAGTACCTCTCTTCCCTGCTTTACACATTTCTTGATAATCGCAGTATTTACACATGTTTCCTCGTTTGTGCATAAACCCGCCCTTTTCTTCAACGGCTTCTGCTGCGGCTTCTGCGTAGAACACAAGTTCTTTAGCATTTTTTTCCGCAACTTTCTCACTCGTCTGATATTTGTTAAGTAAAATTTCACCATGATTAATAAAATGAACTCCTGTTTGAGCACCGTTTATATTTTTATATCCATAATGAAATAGGGGTATATAACTGGACAGTTGAAACTCGTACGCTCTAAGTCCCCATGCAGGGTCAGGACCTCTCTTGTGGTCTATTATTAAAGCATCTCCGTTATTCAACTCCAAAGCTATATCCACTACTCCTCTAAAGTACACATCATCAGCAAAGAAACTTGTCTTCTTGAAGTCCTTTGTCATGCCTAGCTTTAGCTCAGGGTATATCTTCTTAACATCATGCCTTGCTTTGAATTCTTGAATTCTAGTCCAAAACATTTCTATGTTGTACCGATTTTCTTTCTCTATAAGTGGCCAGTATTCCTCTGGCAAATAGTTCTTTGACGTTTCCTGAACTATATTGAATGCATCTTCTACCGTATGCCCTTTCGCTATGTATTCTAAGATTGCGTGCGCTGCGGAGCCTAAGCTAGTCCTTGCACGATCTTCGTTCATAGGTGGAGGTGGAACTTTAAGCTTTACTATATACCGCAAGTAAAATTGTAAAGAACAGTTTTGTATACATTTAAGTTTAGATACTGACCATGGGCCTAAGCCTATATCAGTCATATCCGGGAAAGTATCTGGGAGAAGTTTTAAATCTTCCTCTTTTTGTTTTATCTCTTCAGTCATAAGCTATTAATGTGGCTTGTTTCCGCCGCCCTCCTCGTCGTTAACATCTTGTTGATCGAGGAATGATGCCATACCTTCATCATCCATGTCAATATCTTTTCTATTAATAACAACAGCTTCCCCATGAATACCATTTTCAGATAGGGCATTTTGTAGGATACTTTTTATATTTTCCATACCGGGAGGCTCTCTCATTATGGACTCCTGGAGAAGCATAGGGCCGTTATCGTACAAATAACTTTTTAATAATTGTATCTCTTTTTTAAGAAATTCAAACCATTCTTCCAAGGTACTATCCATGTTTAAAAAAGGGAGACCTTTTATGGTATTGCCGTCTGCTCCTACCATATCGCACGCACCATACTGAGCAGGGTCTAGTTCTAAAATGTATTCGTAGTAGGCTATAGCCGCCTCACCGAATATAGGATTCATAGAAGCTATCTCGTTAGCCATGAACCTGACGACCGGAGTAAAGCCGTAAGCTTCTATAGATATTTTCATATCCCCTTCTTCATTTCTTAGAATAGGAGCTCGATTAACCAGGAGACAATGCACTGATTTAGAATCCTCCATTATAGGCAAGCACACTAGATTAGAATCGTCAGTTAAGGTAAGGAGTTGCGGAACTAGTTTTGTACACGTTACTGCGCCTAGTGTCTTGTAGCTAGCAATGAACCTACTTATGTTGTCAGACATATGCGTGTAATCTAAAATTTTATAATCTCTCATCATTTCTCTCACTTAAAAAAAAGAGAGGCAAAAGCCTCTCTCCTTTAACTTACATTAAGAACTACAGTTCATAGCCTTTTGAATCAGATTTATCATCTGCAGGCTGATCACTTGCAGCAATAACTTCTACTTCAACTGCCTGGTCTTCGCTTGTTAGCGCAGGTGGCTGTGACGCTTGTTTATTCTTAACGCCTTCATAGAACTTAGCTAAGAACTCAGTTCTATCAGCTGAAGTACTAGCGAACAAAGCAGTTAAAAATCCAATGATCTTAGGATCCGGTCTATCACCTGAAGGCTCGGCACCGATTAAAAAAGTCGGAGCTTTTGCGTGCTTCTCAGTAGATAGGTCGTATATGCGTTTGTAAGGAGATACTCCGGCACGTTTAAGCTTAGCTTCCCAAGCGTTACCACTTTTGAAAGAACCCTTAGTGAAGGACACCTGTACGATGTGAGCTAAGTCTGCCGTTATAGCTAAAAATACTTTGCTCTTATTGCAGGCCGAACCTACTCCATCTTCCCATTGTGCAAATGTACATCCGTAACACTGACCATACTTATAGCCTGTCTTAGCGTCTGGACTGTTACATAACAGAGTTGGACTATTTGGATCTGGATCCCAGTACTGTCTAGTAGACCAAGTACGAATTGGGATTACCGGAAGAGCTTCGCCCTTCTTCTTTACAAGAATCTCGTCTCCTACAACAAGGCTTCCTATACCCGCTCCATCTGGAATCTCTCCAGTAGTCGGTTGGATAAGCTTCAAGAATGGTGGACTCCACCCTCTATCAGAATCTCCGATTCCCTCTACAACTGCTTCCATTCTCTCTAGAAGATCTGTTGCGTTTTGCTTTACTGCTTTGGGAAGACCCTCTAAGGCTTCCTTTACTGCATCTAAATTACTCATCTTTTTATTTTCTCCGGATAATGATGTAATATTTAAGGTAAAAGAGAATATTGGTTACTTATGATAATTTCATGGAGCTCATGAACCCCATAACCCCATACCTCTTTTATTCGATCTGGTACTTCGCCCGTGTCTCTAAACTGCTCAAGTTCCTTGGCAGTGATAGAGATGTGGCTATTCTTTTCCATGACCATATTGCTTATACCACCTATTTCGTTTTTGTGGAATTGTCTGGCTTAAATTGTATTTTTACAGAATTTGAATTGATGTATCCACCTCTGCGTAGCCCAGGAGCTACAGTAGCGAACAATATTTGATCTAAAATATCTTTGGATTCTTCAGAAGCACGTCTAGACTTGAAGTGTAATTCTGTGATTCCGTCTTGGTTAGTAGATACTTCTACGTTAATAACTGACATATATACCCTCTCGTATACTAGGACTTGACTTTATAGGAGGTGGCATATTATCATATACTACACTTGAAATCAAACCTAAGAGGATACTTATAGAGTGGATCTCACGAAATATTATGACGAAATATGTAAGCAAAAAATGCTTAGTCGTGAGGAGGAACAAGAACTATTTAAGACTTACTATAACAAGGACCTTCCTGAGAAAGAACGCAGTAGGGCCAGAGATGTTGTTATTAAAGCAAATTTGCGATATGTTTTTAAAAAAGCAAAAGACCTTTCCCGAAATGATCAGAACCAATTCGAAGACTTAATAGCTGCCGGTAATGAAGGCTTGCTAGTGGGCTTCAATAAATTTGATCACCACACTGGAGTAAAGTTCCTGACCTATGCAGGTTGGTGGGTTTTACAGAGACAGCTCAAGGCTATGTCCCAGATGAGAGTAGTTGCCCTGCCTATATGGAAGCAGCAGTTATCTACCAGGATATTAAAGGCTCAGAACTCAAGGGAAGTACCTCTTACCTTGGATGAACTGTGTGAGCGCTTCCCCGATGTTGCCAGAAAGGATCTTAATGAATTATCTAAAACCAGGTACCTAACTTACTTCTTTGAAGATGTAACAGAATCGGAAAAGCTAATAAATCCGTTCGAAGGTGCTATAGAAACTGAAATAGAATCTACCTTTCTACACAATGCATTGACGACTCTTCCAGAGGACTTATCTAGAATTGTATACTTAACTTTTGGCATGGATACTGGCAAGGAACGCAGAGCTGCGTCTGTTGCTAGGGAAATGAGCATGCCTAAAGACATGGTTCGTGCTAAACGAAGTGAAGCTATCAGGTTGCTAAAAAAATACTATCTAAAAAATGAAGCCCAGGATTAGTGGGCTTCCATAGCTCAAAGGTCACTCGTTTGAATCGAGATCTTGACCTTTGTGCTTATATTTCTTGTAGAATTTCGTTCTATCTCTCTGAACGGACGACCTGTTAAACGTACCGGAATGCTTGGCAACCAAGTTGTTTATTTTTCGCTTACCTATTCCAGCCTTCTTAGTCATGCTATTTCTTCTCGCCTCCATTGTTATTTCCTGACCCATTGCCGTTTAATCCTTGTCCTGACCAGTTCCAGCTCATGCTAGTACCCTCTGTAGTAATTTATTGTTGTATGTTTTTACTGTAACTTGCTACGGGAGTACTAGTAGTTCCCTAAGGTACTCGATAGGTGAACCTCTCGTTGAATCCTATCTCCGAAATCCCCACTGAGGACTTCAGTCGCTTCGTTGCAAGTTAAGCTATTAACACAATTAACAATATCACTAACAAAATTTAAATCGTCGATATGATTTTTAGTTTCTGCTTCTATATCTTGATTTAAAGTCAATACACGTTCTAACATTTTTATTCTCCGTAACTTATTTTAGAATTGCTTCTAAAATCCAATTCGGTATAAGTCTACGATTCCTGTTGATGAATTTCTCGAAACGTTCATCTAGTAGAATAGTAGCTCCATAATCTGATTCTGAGCGATTAACTCTGCCTAGTATTTGACCAAACTTAACTAGAGCCTGCAAGTTATACCATGGGAAATCCGTCTTTACTTTATGATGTATAAACACGTCCCCTGTATTAGCATAAGGCACTCTTGTTACTATTTGAAATCTTGCTCTATCATCTTTAAAGTCTACCCCTTGATGACAGATAGGTGACACTAGAACTCCGTTACCTTCTGATTTAAAAAAATTATCCAACCCATTTATAGCATCCTCTCTGTCGTGTGCAATTAACCTACTACTTTTTACGGTACTCATAATATCGTTCATAGCGGAGTAAGAAGATACATGTATTATGCCTTTGACATCTGAGTAGACGTCAAGTATCTTCAGTATACTTATACCAATTTCTGTTAAATTTCTTGACCACCCTGCGTGAGACGTATCGTGTAGATACTTCCTCTTCATGTATATAGGCCTTTTCTCTACGGGAAAGGAACTACCTACTCTAATGAAATGAGCATCATCTGGCTTTATGCCTATACTTCTACAGAATGTATCTTTGTTATATATCGTCCCAGACATAAGCAACACACGCTTACCGAAGCTCAGTATGAGAGAGTGCGGCATAGTTCCTATGCTTATAGGAGTGAACTTGAACTTGGTAGTTCTTTTATAACTATCCTCATCTACCTCCACGACAAACTCTGACATCTTAGATGCTTCCAGCTTATCCACAGACTCCTCGAAGTCTTCTTTCGATTTTCTGTCCCTAGGAGTAAAGTCTTCTGTCTGAAACCAATCTATCCATTCATCTAAGTGCTTGAACTCGGGGATAGTTACTCCTGGCATTTGGCTAAGTCGCTTAACCACTGTTATCGTCCTAGAAGTAAAGCCACGTACTATACCTTCGAGATCATGAGCCTCATCAACCACTAGCAAGTCCCTAACCTCGAATCTTTCTGCGAAGTTAGCTTGGTATATAAACCCGTGCAGGTTATGAATTATATGATCTGAATCGTTAGCCACGTCTATTGCCCTAGCGTATGGGCAAATGGTATGTACTTCCATGCATTTCTGGAAGTTCTCTTTACCGTTTTTTGCATGGCTACATGGACCGCTTGCAGTAGTTATTATATCTTTGCTCATATATAAGGGTTTACCAAGCTCTATATTTTTTTGATAATAGGATTTATCAAACGTGTGTCCTAGTTCCCAATAGCACGGATAAGCTGCCCTGCCTTTCATTACAGTGACATGGTCTTTAAAATCATTGTAGTATTGATCTTGCAGCGCCTTTCTAGGAGTAAGTATGTGACTATTACCATAGAATCTAGCTATAGTCATAGCCATAGCAGACTTGCCAGAACCTACAGGGCTTTCTAGTATTACTACTTTCTTGCCGTCCTCGTACGCTTTTTGTATTAAGGGTATAACTTGTTTTTGAGATGCGCGAGCTTCCTCGAATGGGAAGTAGTCGAGTATTGAATCTTTCATTATTATTTTTTACCATATAAAAAAGAGGAGCTACCCTCTTTTGTTTGAAAAGCCACCAAATAGTAGAGCTACTACATTGGCTGCAGCGTATAGACCGAATAGGAACAAGAATATATATCCCAAGAACATTAGCGGTGCGATTAGTATCTGTAAGCCTAAGCTGAACATCCACCCTCCTCCTCCAAGAAGTAAACCGAGAACCGCAATTACTAGTAGTATGTATTTGATCAAAGTATTCATAATATTTCTCCTCATATTACTTATACCAAGAATCTACTCAAATAAGTAATTTGATAGCATGTGGTCAGAGCTTGGAGGGTGACCTCTAGTAGCCTTGATTATAAATTTTCTTCCTATGAATATCTTTCTTACGTCTGCCTTATTGAGTCCCTTTTTTGGAAAAATAGAACCCATCCAACTATGTTTCTTTTGGGGGAGCATCCTAAAGACCATGTTCCTTTCGTTGTCCAATACTACTCTTTCGGTTTCTGTTTCCCAATTGACTGTCTGATATGTTCCACCAGAGATACTAGCATAAGTAGTACCTGTGGCTGTACCACTACCCCAATCAGTACCAGTTCCAGAAGTACTAGTACCATAAGTTGATTCATAAACATTATATGTCGCCACCTTTGTTACCTATCCTCTCTTTTAATAAATTTAAAACGTCTACCAGTATGCTGGCACGTATGTTCATTTTCTCATCCAGTCTACTTAGTATATCCATATCGGTCGTATTTCTTGTAAGTAATAGATAGTAATCTACTTCCTTATCTTGACCTATGCGATGACACCTATCCTGCTGTTGCAAGAACAATTCTAAGCTATAGTTGAGACTATAAAACACTTGGGTAAATACTGAAGGGTTTATATCCGGCACTACCTGTATGCCATTAGCTTCTAGCTTCTCAGGCGTAGATCCTAGTACCGTTATTCCGTAGTTAACCGACTTAGCCTGACATAATAGTATCTGTATAGAAGGGTCAGTGTTAAATCGTTTAACCTTACCGCCAGTATCTTTCTCCCCACCTTTTATAGATAAATAGCTTACGCCACTACTAGCAAACTCTTTCTCTATTATTTCAGCTTCAGCAGACATGTTATACCACATTATAAACTTTCGGTTATGTAGCTTCTCTCTGTACAAAGTTCTGAACTTATCTATCTTCGGTTGAGCTTTAAAGAAGTGAGTCTTACGTATTCGCTTTACCTCAGGCACATCCTCTACTGAATCTTCTGGTACTAAATCCAAGTCATCAAACTCACTATCGTCATCGTTGACTAGTTCGTCTAATTCTTCTTCGTTATATATGTATATAAATCCGTTAGGTATCTGAGATAACTTACACATCACTGTAAGGGCCGAATCTACTTCTACATAATCTTCTCCAACCTTAGTTATATAATTCGTAGCTAGGTTTTCGTAATGAACCTGCTGTTCATCCGACATATCACAATATATATTATGGAATTTCTTAGGAGGCAAATCCAACCATTCATCCTTAGACATAACTATGCTGCAAGATTCCAGTATAGAGCGAACCTCATCTACGTCGTTATACCCAGCTATAAACGATCCAGTGAATTGTTTGACAGCATTAGGGTTAGCCTTAGGCTTTATGACTGTACAGTATCTATCTCTGAACTTTATGAAAGCAGATCCTGTCAATGAGGGTTCTAGGAAACGAACGGGTGCGAATACGTCAAGTGGGGAGTTGTTTATTAATGTCCCAGACATAATAGATCGGTAGGGTATTCTCTTGCCTAGCCTTGTCACTGCTTTGGTACGTTCTGTCTTAGGGTCTTTGATCAACCCTTCGTCTACGCTTATAAAGTCGAAACCTAATTTCTCAAAGTAATACTGCCCAGTAACTACTTTATCGTAATTAACTATTATGATGTCATGCTTAGCTATATTATACTTATCATCGTCCCAGCCTTCACGTAGCTTAGCGAGCTTCTTCTCCTTGAGGAGTTCCCACCTTTCTTTTAATACTACTATGCGCTCCTCTACGTCGTACTTCCCTTCTTTTAGTACTTTCTTGCGCTCCGTAGCTTCTGGAAAACGTTTCTTTTCTAAGTTTATTATCTGCATTCCCCAGGTAGTAGATTTAACAATATACCCAGTTAAATCAGGTCTATGTTTCTCTATTTCCTCTTCCCACACAAAGAGTAATGCCTTAGGACATACTATAAGAGACTTACCAAACTTCATAAGAGCCATATAATCCAAGATTACCTTAGTCTTGCCTAGGCCAGGATCTAAAAGAATACCAGCAGACCCAACAGTATACAAATACCTAAGGGCTATCTCTTGGTGTTTTAAAGGAGTTGTGAAGTAACTGAAGCTATCTGGTATAGCCTTAAGCTTGAATTCTTTGGATATAAACTTATCTACGTCAGTATCAATAGATAGGTACTTGCTGAATTTCTTACTAAACCGTCTTACCAAGTTATACGCTACGTTGATTTTTGCAGGGCATGATATATCCCCATTAGACTCTAAAGTACCCCCTGCAAACTTGCGTAATGCTCGTATCTCCATAGGGTTTTTAGGGTTAGGTCTAAAAAGAATCCTTTTTTTATTATTCGAAAAACATACTTTCATTTCTAATCCTCCTATGAATAAGTATCTACATAAGGCTTATACCAGTTTTTTAGATCTTTAAGAAATAAGCTTTACGTCATTATTGACGTTAGTTTGAACTACCTTGCCATCTGTAAACAGCATAGCTATGCCAAGCTCCGGATCTATGCTACGCATAAGATCTACCCCATCTCTGCTATCATCTACTCTTAGCATTACTGAATCAAATACGCCTAAGGTCTGAACTTTATGCTTATCAAGCAACACATTGCCTTTTATTTTGTTAAGTAGCTTTTGCCCCAGTACCACTACTACTTTACCACTAGGTGATTTAACAGACACGTACGCCTCGACCATACTTACTAAGTCAAACCCCATCATCTTATCTCTTCTCATAGTCTCCTCTAATGTTGCCCTTAAAGACCAGTAGTGTGATAATGACTTATACCTATCCACTGTCTTCATAGACACGTATTTAAGGCCTTGTTTTCGGGCCCAAGGCCAGATCCAACGTAATCTATCACCATTATAGTTGAAAGTAATTCCATATCTAGTTATCATATATGCTCTCCAATGTTTTAATCATACTAAAATAGTACCAGAGCTCTAACAGGAACACCAGTTCCTTATAATTAATTATCGATAATACGAGATACTTCAATGGCCATACAAGACCTTTTTAATACTGTTCAGTTCTTTACGTCACTAGATCCTTACTACTACACAGTGGATAACCGTCCACTAACGGATTTACATAATAACGCTATAATCCTAGGATCCGGTGTAGATGCTGCTATAAACGCTGCTACTGTAAACGGTGTTACTACTGGATTGCTTACTAGTGGACTCATAGGTGATTCCGACTTATTAGTGTCGGATATAGGATACACCCCTTCAACTTTATCGTTTACTCTTAGTCAGGGATTCTTCTCAACTAAAGAAGCTATAAGCGGAATAGATGCTAGACTTATAACTAAGTTAGCCCTATTAGTTGATGAATATACATCTCCTACATTTGTACCTCCAGTAACTGGCGGTCAATCAGCAGATAGTCTTATACAAGTTAGATTCGTAGATGTAACTACGGGTACTGACAACCTACCTACTTATGACCCATTCAATCCTAGTGCTCTAGGATCTATAATGACTGGAGTAATTGAGATAGGTGTTAAGACTGGTGCAGCAGCAACTACTGGTGCACAGATAACTCCTACGGCAGATTCTGGATGGACCGGAGTGTTCGTAGTAACGCTCGCTAATGGCGATATACAAATTGATTCTAACAGCGTAACAACTCTAGCCGTACAAGGCATAGGGTCAGCTGCTGGAAACGGTGGCGGAGTTGTTTCTGCTACAGACTCAGTAGAAGGCATAGTTGAATTAGCTACTTCTGCTGAAGGCATAGCTCTTTCAGATGCTACTAGGGTCATTACTCCTTCAGTGTTAGGTACAATAGTCGCCAGTGCATCTGCTTCAGGAATTATAGAACTTGCTAACACCGCAGAAGCCTTAGCCTTAACGGATGCAGGTAGAGCAATAACTCCAGCTACCCTATTGGATGTATTTAACGGACAAGTTGCTACTACTAGTGCCAATGGTACCGTTCAGTTAGCTACTAACGCAGAAGCCGATACTGGATCAGCCACTGACACTGCAGTTACTCCAGCAGGGTTAGGATTTGCACTTAGTAACTTTGATGCCAATGCAGCAGTGTCCGCAGCAACTACTACGACTGCTGGTAAATCAGAATTAGCAACAGACGCAGAATCTCTTACAGGAACCGATACTACTCGCACAGTAACTCCGGCATCTCTAAAGTTTGTTTTAGATAATACAGGAGCTGCAGTTAGTGACGCTTCCACCTCGGTAAAAGGTGTTGCAGAACTAGCCACTAACACTGAGACTGATACCGGTAGTGATGCATTGCGGGTAGTGACTCCGGCAGGGCTATCGTTTGCAATTAATAACCCAGGCTACTTGCCAGCAGCATCTGCAACGGCATCTGGAGTTGTAGAATTAGCTACTAACGCAGAGGTAGCAGCAGGTTCAGATAACGGACGAGCCGTTACTCCGGCAGGCGTATCCTCTTCTTACTTGAAGTTATCAGGGGGAACTTTAACAGGTGGATTGACAGGTACAACTGGGGCATTTACTGGAGCTCTTACCGGACTCACAGTTCAGGCAACTTCTGCAGAGGAATTTAAAGATGACATCCATACTATTGATGATGCTCTACATATATGCAATAGCCTCAGAGGTGTTCGATATAACTGGGCGCAAGGACTCGGAGAATTTAGTGGCAAAACCGATATCGGTCTTATTGCGGATGAGGTGGAGAAGGTTCTTCCTGAAATCGTTTCAAGAAAAGATGGAAAAGTTGCTTCCATGGACTATGGTCACCTTGTGGGTGTTCTGGTCAATGCGATAAATGAGTTACACACTAAGGTAACAGATCTAGAAGGTAAGTAATATGGCTACAGGGTTACTCAATAGCGCAGGCGCCGATTTAGACACTATCCTAGCTCCTATAAACGGAGCTACGCCTATTTCTAACGTAGGTATTCAGGATACTGCAGGCAACGATATAGCGACCCTATTTAGAGATGTTGCTGCGGGTACTGCACCTGTGGCTAATACTGGATTTCAAAATTCGTTAGCGGCTGACATAAAAACTTTGTTTGCAGAGATAGGGACAGTACCTCCACTATTAGCGGTTGACAGTACTTTCACGCCTCTGGCTCAAGACTTGACCAACCCAGGGTCGGTTAGGTGCGAGATAATATTCGAAGTTGATGGTGATGTTATAAATAACTCCAGTACAACATCGTCTTCAGGTGGACCACGAGCTGACGCAGGGGACTGGGTTGCAGATAAGACTGGGCTATCATCGAGTGATTTTCAGTATAATGCGACACTGACTTTCGGGGATGTACCCTCCGGCACTGTGCTACATGGAAACACTAATACCTGGACTACTTTTAGCTCCGAATTAAGTTTTTACTTATCTAGCTCTCTTGACGATACCGTAGAGTCTTGCACTGTAGCTTTGCAAATAAGAGAAATAGGAAATACTACAAATATAGTCTCTACAGATATAACCTTGAACATTCAAATAGGAACACCTTAACGATATGGCTACCGGATTACTCGACAGCTCAGGGGCTGACTTAGATACTATACTAGCTCCTATAAACGGGGCTACGCCCATTTCTAATGTAGGCATTCAGGATACTGCCGGAAATGACATAGCAACTCTTTTTAGAGAGGTGTCTGCTGGCACTGCACCTGTGGCTAATACTGGCTTCCAAAACTCACTATCTGCGGATATAAAAACTTTGTTTGCGGAAATAGGTACCACTCCCCCTGGTGTCCCGGCTAGTCTAGGTACCTTAATAGCCCAAGGAGTAGATATAACTGACCCTGGTTCAGTACGAGCAGGTATTATATTCAGAACAGGAGGAGATATAATACGTAATGCCAGCGATACAACAACTGCGTATATAGGTGGTAACGACGTGGATATAGGGGATTGGGTAGATACTAAGACTGGACTAGTATCTTCTGAGTTCGAATATAATGTTACTAAATTTTCGGGACTAGCTATACTTGGAACGGCCATGCATGGGGACACGGACACCTGGACAACCTTCTCAATTGACTTAGACTTCTACATACAGCAAACTCAAAGCACTTTCGAAAATACTGTTGTACTTAACTTAAAAATAAGAGAAATAGCAAATACTGCAAATATACTACTGGCAACTATAAACCTGCATGTGGCTATCGGGACTCCATAATTAGCTACGCAGTATTTTAAGCAGTAAGAACCTTAGGTCACGGAGAGCTTCTAGTATGTTATTTAGAAGCTTATCTTCCACAGAGGAACTCCTCTCTTCTGCAACTATAAGTGCGTTATAGGCTATTTTTCTAGCAGTTAACCTATTGGTAAGCTGTATTAACCTCTTAGTTATACCCTCCCCTATCTGTTGCCTACTCATCTGTTTAACTATGGTCTCAGTTAGTACTTTTATCTCTAGTATGAAATTCCCAGGCAGTAATGGTTTTGACATGGCCTCTTTAAACTCTGCCAATGGAGGGGTACTACCCTTAACGTTATTGAAGAAATCATGAATATTGGGGTTACTAAATGTTATGTCCATTACTTATCCTAGCTAAAAAAAGAAAGGTAGATTATTACATCTACCCTCTCCCTAGTCAACATCGGTCTTTACATTCAAGAGGAGACAGGGACGTCCGATGCTTTTCTATTCTTTCTAAATATGCTGTGTAATATTGTTGTTGTGAATAAAGAGTACGCTGACTCTACTTTAAAATTATCTGTTATTCTTCTATTATGAGATGGTACTTCGTACTTGTAGTCGCCTCCACACCCCAACTCACGTAGGATGTACGACACGTATGCCTTACCTTGTTCGGAGCGTATGTCTACTCCTCTTACTTCTAACGATTCTTTAACCATTTGTAGGACTCTGGTCTGTGCACTAGATTCCGCTTCTCTCAATACGGGATCATCGATCATGTTCTTCTTGATCTCTCTATACACTACTTCTACGCATAGTTCATCCGTTAATATATCGTTCATTATTATTATCTCCAATTGAAAAAGTTCATAGTAAATAAAAAGTCAGGGTAATCCCTGACTTCTTAGATGTTACTGGAGATGATTACAGAGTATCCGCATCATCCACAGCACCAGCCATTTCCATAGAATCTTCATCAGATCCATATAGATTTGTTACTTTTTGAACTCCTGCAACCGCTAGAGTTACGAACGATACTAGACCGCCTACGTAAGCTGCAAGCTTGATTGAAGTTTCTGCAGCGGACATTGCTCGGCCTTCTCGGGCCTGTGCAATACGCTCACTTACAGTTACAGATTCTTCAGTTGCTTCGTTCTTTGCAGTATTTTTTGTTTCGTTGTTTTTAGTAGCCATGATAGTTTCTCCTCTTTCATGCTGTTGGTTTTGCGTTGAGTAATAGGAATAGTTGTTATTCCCTTCACAATACTTATACCAAACCGCACCTAAATTATTGAATAATATAGGGTTATTTTATGGGCGTGGTTTCTTGTACTTTGAGTTAAAATCAGTCTATGGAACTATGCAAGTATTTAACACCATGATATACTATCTGCAAACCAACTACTTTAGGTAAATAATAAATATGGCTGTCCCTCCTCACTTGAACACTGGCGGTAGCATGTTCGAACAATTCGGAGTAGGTACTACACCTAACCCTTGGTTCAACATTGCAAACCAGTTTACTCCACGTAACTTACATGATGTAATTAAGTGGTCTAGGTATATAACTGTACAGTCCCCTACTATAACTGAGGTTATACGTAAGCTATCCACGTACCCTATAACTACTTTCGTACACGATACTAAGAATATCGAACTGAAGAAGAAATACGAACATATAGTTAGAAGCCTAGATTTAAAGAATAAGATATGTGATGCAGGCTTTGACTTCTATACAATAGGCAATGTATTCCTGTCGGTATACTTCCCTATACAAAGAAACCTTGTATGCCCTAAGTGTACTACTAGCTACAACAGTGTCAATGCGGACTTTGCAAGATTCACTAAATACTCATTCACCGGAGTGTGCCCTGGGTGTAATGATAAAGTAGTCTTTAGTATAAACGATGTTAAATCGTTAGATATAGATGATATAAACCTTATTAAGTGGTCCCCTGAAAATGTATCCGTTAATCATAACCCTATAACTGGGGAGTCAGAATACTACTATCAGATACCTGGAACAGTTAAAAGGAAGATACAACAAGGAGATAAGTTATTCGTAAATTCAATACCTTGGGGTATGGTAGAAGCGGTGAAAGAAGGTAAAGACTTTAAGTTCGATAGTAAGAATCTATTCCACCTCAAAAATATATCCATGGGTAGCGTACTGGAAGGATTGGGATTACCTCCGATCATAAGCATGTACTCATTAGTATTTTATCAAGCAGTTCTAAGAAAGGCTAACGAAGCGATAGCTACAGATTATCTAGCTCCTCTAAGGGCAGTATTTCCACAAGGTCAGAGTGCAAACGGAGACCCAGTGGTCAGTATGAGCTTGGCGGGCTTTTCTAAGAAAATAGAGAGTGCTCTAAAAAAGCATAAATCTGACCCTAACCACATACTTATATCTCCTGTTCCCCTAGGCTACCAGAACTTAGGAGGAGAAGGTAAGAGTTTACTAGTGTCACCTGAGATAAAACAGGCTGAAGAAACTATGCTCTTAGGTCTAGGTGTTTCTCTAGAATTACTCAGTGGAACTACTAATTGGACGAGTTCTACAGTAGGTCTTCGCATGCTCGAAAATACCATGAATCAGTATACGGCTCAGATTCAAAATTTAGTGGATTGGGTGTTTGTAAAAATTAGTTCTTACTTGAATATAGAAAAAGTAGAAACTACTATGACCCCATTCAAACTTACTGATGATTTACAAGCTAAGCAACTATTGTCCGAGTTGGTTCTCAATGGAGAAGGTTCTATGAGTACTCTATTCGAAGCATTTGGAATGGATTATAAAGAAGAGCTTGAACGCAAGAAGGATGATTCTATAGCTAAGGCATCTAGTGAGATAGAAGCCGAGAAGGGCATAGAAATAGCCAGGTTCTTAAAGAATAGAAATACTTCTGATGATGCAGATAGTGATAGTGGATTTGAAGACGCCAAGGCTCAGGCTCATGACCTAACTCATCAGGTAGCATCCGCTTCTTTAGATGCCAGACGAAACATGTTAGTTCAGATTGTTCGCAAGGATGAGGCTATGGCTAACATGGTTCTTCAGTTATTGCCGACGTATGGTATAGACCCTGAAACCTTGATGAACGCAACTGAATCTGCTGAAGTAGGAATGGAGGCACCTGCTGCCCCAGAGGAAGCTACTGCTGCTAAAGAAAGCGATGCAGAAGCTAAAAGCCCAGATCCTATAGTAAAAGAAGATACTAAGCCGAAAGCTACAGAAGAAAAGAAACCTATTAAGAAAAAGAGTAAGGGCAAACTGTCCGAACCTAAAAGCATGTAACCTGGAGAGAGTGTAATGAGTAGCGTAAATTCTGACGTTTTTAAAACGCCAACTGCTAGAGAAGAAATAGGGGGCATGCCTGGCATGACTCCTGATAACCCTACTAACGTTTCTGAAGTTAACTACAGCGAATATAACTGTAAGATATTCAGAGGTAATATAGGAGATGAAGCAGACTTAGATGATCTAAGTATGGCAGAAAGCATATTGACTAGAGGACTGAACGGTAATGGAGAGGTCATCATAATCGATAGGTCAACCCAGGCATTTGAAAGCAATTACTGGATAGTAATAACCTATCTAGAAAAATCTCCAACCCAAAAATTGTAATAGAGGATATTATTAATGACTAGAGGAACTACTCCTATTTATGAAAGCCCTGCTAATATTAGCAAGAATGTAGATAGGTCAATGATAGCAGGTATTGCCAAGCAGTTCCCTATAGAGAATAGGGACTTTAAATTGACCGTGGCAAACGTGCATGTAGACAAAAAAGCGTTTGATCATAGAGACGAGAAGAACGCTATCCTCAAGTCAAAGTCTTTAACGTACCCTATAAAAGGGGATCTTCAACTTATAGATAAGGCTACTAACAAGGTAGTTGATTCTGAAAAGAATTTCCCTTTGGCGGATTCGTTCCACGTGACTGGAAAGCATACGGTCATGTACAAAGGTAACAATTATTCAGTTGCTAACTTAGTACTCCTCAAGCCTGGAGTATACTCTAGAGCTAAAGACGACGGTACTTTCGAGGCTCAGTTTAATACAGGATCAGGTCAAAGTTTCAGTATAACTTTGAATCCTAAGAATCAATTATTCTATATAGATGTCAAAGGAACTAAGTCATTACTGGGCCCTGTCCTCACTGATATATTTAGCATGGGACGAGATTCCGTGGAAAGGTATGTACCTTCTGAGATCTGGTCTAAGAACTCACAGGCAGCCGCTACTGATAAGAAGACTATAAACTCTTTGTATCTAAAGATGGTTCCTAGAAAAGATCAAAATGCAGAAGCCTCTAAGGAAGAAAAAATACAAGCCCTTCGTTTATCCTTAGAATCTACAAAGCTAGATCCCAGCACAACAAAGATTACGCTAGGTGCCAGTCATACTAATGTTAGCGGAAACGTCATAGTAAAGGCTATAAGCAATTTAGTTAAAGTGTACAAAGGAGAACGAGAAGAAGATAACCGAGACTCTCTCCAGTTCAAGCGTGTACAGAATCTATCTGATTTCATAGAGCGCAGATTTAATTCTGAGAGAAGCCATGAGACGGTAAGCAAGGCTACTAATAAACTTACGTTTAATCTGGAACGTATAAAAAAAGAAAATCCTAAGATTAAAAGCGCTATACACGTAAAGCCTTACACCAAGATCTTTACCGATTTCATACTCAGATCTCCACTATCTTCTGCTCCTACGGAGACTAACCCTATAGAAAGCTTAGAAAGCGTAGGCAAGTTAACTATTGTAGGCCCAGGCGAAGGTGGAGTGAAAGATGATAAGTCCATACCAGATGGGGCTCGTAATATAGATCCATCCCATTTAGGCATCATAGATCCGAGTAGAACTCCGGAATCAGCCAGCGTAGGTGTGGATCAGAGATTCACAGTTAATGCTAGAAGAGACAAAGAAGGCAATATGTACGCCAGAGTTATAGACAACTCAGGTAAGCAGCACTACCTAACGTCTGTAGAAATGATGCAGAACACTGTAGGATTTCCAGGAGAAAAAGAAAAGAAAGGTAGATCAGTACATGCTCAAGATAAGGGTAAGATTAAGATGGTACCCAGATCTAAAGTTAAATATTGGCTGGCAGATGCAGCGGATATGTACACTATTACAACTAACTTGGTTCCTTTCCTAAACAGTAATCACCCTGGCAGGTTAACCATGGCTGGTAAGGCCATACCCCAAGCATTGTCATTACAAAATAGAGAAGCACCTATAGTACAAACGTTAGACGAAAATCATAAGCCTTTCGTGGATGCCCTAGGTCATCACATAAGTACTATATCTCCTACTTCCGGAATAGTATCAAAGATAACAAATAAGTATATGGCTATAAAGGATAAAGACGGTAAGTTACATACAGAACACTTTGTCAAAAGCCTACCTTTTAACAATAAGGGATTTTTGGACGATAGTCCTACTGGGCTGAAAGTAGGAGATAAAGTTAAAAAGGGGCAGATACTGTCTGATAATAACTACACTAAAGACGGGAAGTTAGCCCTAGGGTTAAACCTGTACAGTGCTTATCTACCATGGAAAGGTTTTAACCACGAAGATGGTTTAGTCATAAGCAGATCTGCTGCTAAATCTTTAAACAGCTTACACTCGTACAAGTATGATTATGTTATGAGGGCAGACACAGTTGCTAATAAAGAAATATTCAAACGATATTCTTCTGGCAAGTTAACTCCTGACCAACTCAAGAAGCTGGATAAGAGAGGGTTCGTGATAAAAGGTACTCGACTTGAACATGGAGACGCAGTATTTGCAGTTCTAGAAAAAAGAGAAGTCACTCCTGAGGATAAGGTACTGGGCAACTTGAACAAGATACTGGTAAATCCTTATCGATTAGTAGTTAAGTACTGGGAACACGATGAGCCTGGTGAAATAGTAGATGTACATACTGAGACTAAGAATGTTCGCATACTTGCACGCTCGGTAAAGCCATTAGAAATAGGTGATAAACTAACTGGGCTACACGGCAATAAAGGTGTAATTTCTAAAGTAATAGAAGACCATGATATGCCAATAAGCGAGACTACAGGCAAGGCAGTAGATATATTGCTAAATCCTGCATCTGTAACTAGTAGAATAAACTTCGGACAAGTCATGGAAACAGTGGCCGGTAAGATTGCTGATAAAAAAGGCTCTCCTTACATGGTTAAGAATTATGAAAACAAGAGTAACATTAAAGCTCTTATGTCTGAGCTAAAAGAACTAGGCTTAAGTGATACCGATACTATAGTAGATCCTACTACGGGGAAGGCGTTAGGAAAGGCGTTGGCCGGACCTCAGTATTTCTTAAAGTTATATAAGACAACCGACTCCAATTATTCTGCTCGTAGCGTAGGCGGATATGATGCATACAGCCAGCCAACTAAGGGTGGTGAAAGAAGTGCAAAGAGCGTAGGGTATATGGAATTCCTTGGGTTACTTGGATCCAATGCTAGAAAGAACCTGAAAGAAATAGGTACTATAAAGTCGGAGGAAAACTCAGACTTCTGGGATAGCTTCATAGGTGGAAGACCTCTTCCAAAGCCTAAGCAAACTTTTGCGTCTAAGAGGTTCTTTGATTACCTCAAAGCCTCTGGAGTTAATGTTAAGAATAAAGACGGTGTACTTCAGGCTACTCCAATGACGGATCATGATATTTTACAAATGTCTAACGGGGTGATAAAAACCCCTAAGCTTCTTAGTTCTAAAAACTTAGAACCTGAGAAAGGCGGACTGTTCGACATAGGTATAACTGGTGGACTTAAAGGTGAGAAGTGGAGTCACTATGAGTTAGCAGAACCCATGGTTAACCCTATGTTTGAAACACCTCTGAAATCTATATTAGGGTTGAACAAGAAAGAATTCGATGGCATAGTTAGCGGAGCTATGGGAGTTAATAAGCATGGCAAAGGACACTACTCCATAATTGATACTGCAACTGATACTACAGTTCGTACTATAGGATCTGGCCTGTTGAAGAAGGCAGCTGACGATACCGAAAAAGAACCATTAGTAAGCGGTGCTGCTTTTGAGGCAATGTTAGAAGACATAGATGTAGATAAAGAGCTAAAGGAATCAGTAACAGGATCCTTAGAAGCTACGGCTGTATCTAGACGTAACGCATACATCAAAAAGGCTAAGTTTCTAAAAGGATCGCTAAACACAGGAGTGCATCCTAAAGATGCTTACGTACTGCGTAATATTCCAGTACTCCCTCCGAACATGAGACCTGTGATAAATAAAGGTGGTAACCAGCTAGAGTATGCGGATATAAACTCTTTTTATAAAGATCATATGCTAGTAGATTCTCCTACGTCAAAGTTGATAAACGAAATTTCTCCAGAATACTTAACTCAGGAAAGAGCCGGAATGTATAAGGCTCTAAAAGCTACACTGGGAATGGGAGATGCTATTTCTGGATCAGTTAGAGGTAAAGATCTCAAAGGTATACTTAAGCAAATATCTGGAACTAAAGGCCCTAAGACAGGAATGTTTCAAGATAAGATACTTAAAAAGAAACAGGATTTCTCTGGACGTGGAACTATATACGCTGCACCAGATGTAGGATTTAACGAAATTAAGTATCCTAAGGAAGGACTATGGGAGATGTATAGATTCCACATAGAACGTTATTTGTCTAGATTAGGCTACAGTAGACCTGAAGCTAAGAAGGCATACGAATCTCGCAACACCGCAGCTCAAAGTGCATTTAACGCAGTAATAAAAGATGTTCCAGTTATTGTTAACAGGGCACCTACTCTCATGAGAACTAACCTAATGGCTATGTTCCCTGTACCAGTCGATGGTAAGACTATAGGGTTGAACCCATTGCACTTACCGGGCTTTGCTGCTGATTACGACGGTGACGCTATGTCTACCTTTGTACCCATGACTCCTGAAGCCGTAGATGAAGCAAAGAAAAAGATGATGCCTACTAATCATTTGAGTGATGCTAGAAAAGGATATGGATACGCCATGTTTGCTCCTGGCCATGAAGCTATTCTAGGATCAGTTCATTTAACAGAACCTAATAAGGACCAAAAAACTGTAGAGTTTAAAACTGAAGGTGCAGCTATAAAGGCTTTGAAGAAAGGTACTATAGATGTTAATACCCCTATAAAGATAACCGGTAAGAAGTAATGCCTAATATTTTATTTGGTAAACGAATACCCTTTAGTTCTGCCATGAAAAGTAAAGGATCTATACCACTAGATGAGCTATCTAGGCTTATGGCTGAGAAAGAGTTAGATACTAGATTCGTACACACCGGAGAGGATAGGCATTCTATAAGCAGATCTATATCCTCTATTCTCCCGGAAGAGTCTCAACATAAAGTTGAAAGTATCGTAGATAACATTACTAGCAATGGTCCTTTTTTTACTCATAAAAACTCCATAGGCAGCGACACCTCTATAATATCTGGAGGAGGCAGCGATAACCATAATATACTTGCCCATGAGATAGGACACGCTATGGATTACAAGGATAATCCAGACTTAAAAAGATTTGCTAGAAGGCTACACGCATCTAGCCATAGAACACCGATGGCTTTAACAGGGAGCTTGTTGGCACCTGCTCTATACATAGCATCCAAAGGTAAGTACTCTAAATTTGCTCCTCTGGCACCTCTAGCTATGTCAGCTCCAACTCTTGTACAAGAATTTAAAGCAAACTCGCTAGGTAAGGATATAGTTACTGATTCTTTAGGAGAGTATGCAGGAGAACAATTTGAAAGGGAAGTCGGGAGAACTAGTAGACTTAGTTACTTAAAAGGAGCTGCAATACCTGCATTAGGGTTAGCGGCTCTTGCATTGAAAATGAGACTCACTAAGAAAGCTACAATGGAGAAACATGGTACCCCAATGGAGTACTGCATAACCAAAGAACGTCTGCTAGATACTGTGGCTAAAAAAAATGCCTAAAGTCGTAGTGATAGGGTCTATACTTAGCCACGGTGGAGCCGTAGTAGAAGGATCCGCTATAACCACTTCGCTAGGGTTACCAGTATGTAGGGTAGGGGATAAGGCGGTCTGCTCTGTTCATGGAGCTACTACCATAGTTAGCGGATCATCTATATACACTGATGAAGGCAAACCTGTGGCGTTATCTGGACACCTATGCGGGTGTGGAGCAGTAATAACCTCTATAGACACGCTAGTAGAGGTTTCTAGCTAAAAATATCTAGCCCCCAAAGGGAGCCAATATAAGAAGTTATTGTATCTATACACTTAGAACGTAAAGTACAGTTTCATTTCTTGCGCTAACAAATACTAATAAAACAGTTTGCAGTAGTGGTAAAACTTTCGAGTTATAATAAATCATCTTCCATGCCTTAAAGTTATAACTAAATTAACGACAAATTTCTTTACGTCGGAGCAGAGTACAGGTACATTGGCCATCACGTGAAATCCTCATAAAACGGGATTTATATATTTTACATAACTAATGACGTAGCTTGCTTCTATATAACTTATACCAAAAACATATTACTTTATTGCACTTATCCATCTTTTATTAGTGTCTGTACACAAGTGAAGAACGTCCCATATTAGTCCGTATACACATAACGACCCTACTAAATTGAGTACCCAGAATACATGTAGGTCGAATAAGAAATACACAAAGCAATATACTATCATTTTAGATAAAGGCCACCGCACTGATCTGGAGAATATTCCAAGCTTCTCAGAAGATGTACAGTCGAACCAATTTTCCCTTACCTGAGAAAATGTAGCCATAGCCACCTTTCGTCTGTACCTAACTTCATCCATGTAGTTATAGGAAAATCCGTTTACACGTAGCTTGTACCAGGTGTAGGTATGTACTACGAGTATAATATTTTGTACGGAGTGCACTACGCCAATTAGCATAAGCACCATAGTTATAGTATCGTAATATGTATCAATCATAATAATCCTCATTTAGTAACTTCGATTATACATAAACTACGGTATACTTCAAATACTAAATACGCTAAAATCAAGTATACAAATTACATTACTCAGTGTTGAATATGCCAGATAATAACGTAACAACTCCAGGATCATTACTAATAAAATCATTGCTATCTCCAAAGGCTAAGAAGGAATACGATGAAACTCGTGTTCTAGATAAAAAAGGAGTTAACACGCTAATGGTTAATATAATAAAGAATGGTGGTAGCAACGCTCACAATACTATAAGCGATATATCTAGCCTATTTTTTAATACGGCAACGGAGCATGGGTACTCAACACCTTTGTCGGATTATCTAAATGAGTCATCCGAACGTGACGTATTGCTTAAAGAATTTTCAAGCAAAGTAGACAAGATTACCTCTAGTAGTAAAACTAAGCAAGAACAAGATAAGGCGTTACACGAGTTATCCGCTAAAGCTACTCCAGCCGTACGTGATCAAAACCTAAACTATTTGCTAGGCAAGGGTTCCACGGCAGCTAAGATGGCCCTTACTGGGGCACGTGGTAACGCAACTCAGTTACAGCAAGGTACATCATCCCCGTTGATGGCAATAGACATCAAAGGTGCACCTATACCAGTTGCTATTAAAAGTTCATTTGCAGAGGGGCTTACTCCTGCTGAGCATCTAGCAATGTCATATGGAGGAAGAAGTAGCACGGTAAAGACTCAATTATCTACATCCCTTCCTGGTGCCATATTTAAAAAACTAACCCCAAACCTATATCATGAGGTCGTTACTATACCTGATTGCAACACCACTAATGGAACTATGATGTCCGTTAAAGATGGCAGAGCTCTAGTAGGCAGGTATACGGCTGGTACAAATAGGTATATAGACGAAGCTTACTACAAGAGACTGTCTAAGACTAAGAAGGTTAATATAAAAATTCGAAGCACCCTAACTTGCGAAGCTAAGGATGGAGTATGTCAGAAATGTTATGGCATATCATCAGATGGTATACTTCCAGAGATAGGGTCTAATATAGGCGTTGTTGCGGCACAGTCTATATCTGAAGTACTAACTCAGGCGGTATTGTCTACTAAACATACAGGCGGGGTTGCAGGTAAAGCCCGATCAGCGTTCGATGAAGCCGACAACTTACTTAAGAATCCTAACAAGTTCATAGACGAATCTACCATATCAACTGTAAACGGGAAAATAGATAAAATAGATACTTCATCATTGGGCGACCATACGGTAACAGTTAGTGGAGTAGACCATTTCATTCCTAGAGATCAGAATGTCCTAGTAAAGAAGAGACAAGCAGTTAAACAGGGAGATCCTCTGTCAACTGGCATGGTAAACCCCAGACAATTGGTTAACCTAAGAGGGCTCGGTACAGGTCGTAAGCATATGGCTACTGCCCTTAGAAAGATATATGAAGATGATGGCCACAACCTAGATCCAAGACATTTTGACTTAGTCTCTAAAAACCTAATAAAATGGGTAGACATAAAGAACCCTGGAACAACTGGTTTCATGCCTGGTCAAAGAGTGTCTATAAATGAAATAGAACCTACATTGAAGAAAGATATGCAAGAAATACCTCTTAGTTCAGCTAGGGGAAAGACACTAGCCCATTCTTCTCTGGAGCTTACCCCCGGGACTATACTGGACGCTAATCATATAGACTACTTGAGATCAAATGGTATAAGAAAAGTAAAAATCAGTAATATGGGTTTATCCTTGACGCCCATAGTACCTGGTCTTCTAACCTCTAAGAACTCCGATTCTAACTGGCTGTCTAGATTGGCCTTCACCCATTTGTCGTCTACCATACAGGAAGCTTCAGCCTTGGGATTAAAATCGGATACTAAATCTACAGACCCTATAACCCCCTACATAGTGGGTACAGAATTTGGCGATGGATCTAGAGGCAAGTACTAAGGTACTTAACAAGAGTTGACTAGCGTATACAATAACGTTTAAAATATGTAAAAAGCTAAAATAGCACTGTTACAACTAATTATATTAATTTTATAGGAAGGCTATCATATGAATTTTTCTGAATCTGCTTCAAATAAGCTGATGACGACATATCCCGATCTAGGAAAGCTTGTACTTTCATTCAGAGATATGAAGGGAGAACTTGATTCTGAGTCTTCTATAGACATGGGAGTGTTCATAGTTAGATCCGGAGGTAGGTATTTCTATATACCTGTTATATCCAGATCAGGAACTATATATCCAATAGACACCATGTTCGATGCGGAAGACAGAAAGTTTCTTCCTTTAACCCGTAATACCGTAGATACTATTCTGAACGTACAGAAACTAGATCTAGGTAGAAAAATAAAGATACCTAAAACTGTGAATAAAAATCCTTCAGTAAGAGAATTAGTAGAACCGCCTAGAACAGGTAAATTCGTGTATGCATCTTCAGGGAGACTTCCAGAGTTTCTAGAATCAACGCCTCCTGAAATGAAAGCTTATCTCCTAGAGAAAATAGCTGAAGACGTAGATCTTGCTAACACCCTAAATAAGATGTACGGCTTAAGGAATATACTTGAGCCTCTTCAGAAGAAAGCTTCTGATACCCCTATTGTCCCAGCTACGACTTCCGGTATTAATATAATCACCGGTGGGCGAGGATTACCTGACGAGCAGATACAGGACATTCTCAACAAGGGTTACTCTATAAATGGTACCCCCAAGCATTCCCGTGTTGCTATCGCATCTTCTCCTAGCTCGTACACTAATGAGTTTACGTGCATTGGAGCAGCAGAAGAAGGCAGAGCTTACGAAGTTATTTTTAAAAATGGAAGTACACGTCAGGCCATTTGCCCACCTAGAGCAGATACCCTGCAACTAGAAAGACGAAGTGATTCTAACTACATAATGTTCAATGATGGCTCATACTGCAACTGTGATAAAGCAGTCATCTCTAATAGAGAACTTAACTATAGAGATATAATGAAGGATATACTAGAGTATAAAGGTAGCGATAGTATTCTAAACATAGAAGAGAATTCTAAGGTCGCCATATTCGACGGTTCATGCCTCATAGGAATTTTCTATATATCTCAAGTCACATCTTCTGATTCTGGACTGTGCATACGAGCCAGATCCGATACGAGATCTTCTCCTAGAGTACTCAGAGTATTCAGCAAGTATGAAGGCAAGTCTAGAATAGAGAGTGAAGAATATCACTTGAACCCTAAATGCATAGTCATACCTGTCAGTACGAGACGTATACCTGATGAGTTAGAAACTAATATTAATGCTGCGTGTACTAGACGTGAGTACGAATCTGCTAGATTGCTAGAAGCCACGATGACTATAGGCCATGATAACGGTACTTATTCTTCTGATGGTAAGGTAGTAGGCAGTAAGCCAGATATGGTCCGTCATCTAGTTGTACGTAAGAAAATACTTCCAAATGCAGCTGAAGATTTTATGAAGAAAGCTGAAGAGTCTGGGTCAGTCAAGATACTTATGTCAAAGACTGCTTCGTACGGATCAGGTACTGTACCTGCAGAAATGCCTGAATACGGAGAGAAAGCAGACCCTAATTTAACCATATCAGGAACGGCTGAACAAAGAGCCATGGGTAAGTCTATGACTAGCCTACGTCAAGCTACTAAGACTGGCGATAAGCAGGTAGTAGACGCAACTCTTATATCTGAGCTATTGCAAGATCCAAGCTTACACGATACTATTAGTTCTTATCTTCCTGAGATAAAAGAAGCTATGGATAAGATAGGACGTATAATTTTGCTTTCCAGGATGAAAGCTGACGACTTATCTAAGACGTTAGATTCTGAAGGATTAACTGACTTGTTAACATCTCTTAGGAATACCTATAAAACTTTAGGTGATAACCACCTAAAATTGGAGAGACTATCAAACAATGCTGTTACAGACTCATGATAGGATTTATCGTCTTATTAAAAGTGAAGCTCTAGGTAAAGACCCAATTGCTGACAAATATATTAAAGACGATGACGATATTACTTACAAAGCATGCGCTGCTATCCGACAACAGTCTGTCAGACGGTCGTACGTAGAAGCGTGCCTATTGGCTACTTCGGATCATAGTGAGATTGCTACTATACTGGAAATGCCCAAAGAGATAATAAGTCTCTACGCTAAAATATATTACAATTTAGAAAACTGGGATAGACTCAGTAAGATGAGCCTCATAGATGAGGCAGCTAACGAAACAGAACGAACACTGAAATTGTGGTCTCTGTCACAAGGCATAAGTTTTATAGCTTGGAGGCTAGGACATCGGGTTACGATACCAGCAGTAGATGGGTTAACAGATTTGTTTAATGATTGTATATTCAAATCTAAAGAAGCATTATTCAGTAATAACGCCGCTACCTCTAGTAAGGAAAGTGTTAAATGGGTACGCCTTAGCATGGACATAGGCAAGTTGCTTAAGTCATGGGTTAGTGATTCAGCTGCTGCTACTAGAGACATAGAGCTAGCGTTGAAGGAAGTAGTACCTAATTTTACTACGTTCGAAGAGATAAACGACCATAATAATGATACTAAATTGATAGATACATCTTTCACGACATCGGTAGAAATACCTAGTGTAGAAGAGCTTAACGGTAAGTAGGAATGACTGAACAGTTAACTATAAAAGACAGACTTAAGATACCTACGATTAGAAAGAGTAATCGGAAAAAGGGTGCCAAGAAAGGGGCTGCCTACGGAGCTATAGCAGGAACAGGTATTGGCGGATATAGTGCTTATACTCGGGCTAGAAAAATAGCCGATAAGGTAGAAGCTCATGTAGTTCACAATACCCCTAAAGATCCTCATAAGTCAATGAAATCTGCTATAACTGCAGGCAACAAAGCTATGAAGAATGCCGTACCTAGGATAGCTCGCTTAGCCTTAGCTAGTGGAGCAGGTGCTGCCGCTGCCGGCTCATTAGGTGGCTACGCCTACGGTAAGAAACGAACTGAACAAATTAAGAAAAAATATTTAGAAAAAGTATCGTCCATTACGGACAATAAGTATCTAGAAAGAATAGCGCAAAATAGGAATAACGACCAATGAGTGATATGTATCAAGACAAAATACGAGAGCTAGCGGTAAGTTTTGCAGAAGCCTTCATTAACAACAAGATACCTTTGTCTGAGTCTATAGCCCTAGTAGCTAAAAGTCACTCGTACAATCCCGATCAAATTAAGAGACTTATAGAAGCAACTAACCAGTTGACTTACTTAAAGCTGCAAACTATTACAGACAATAGAACTTTTGAGTTCCCTCTTGCGGATTACTCGGATGTCATGTCAAAACTCCTTATAGGTACTGAAAGTATGAGCAAAGAAGCTAGCGTATATTCTAAGAAAACTCCGTTAGAAATAATGAACGAGCCATTGGAAATGGATAAAGTCGCTTCTGAGAATAAAGACTCTTTAGGCCTTGATGAACGTACTAGACATTATCTAATAAGCCAGGAATTACTTAAGACCGCAGAAGTAGTTAAACGATTGGAAGATGAATCTGATATACTTCTACAGAATATGACCAATGCTGCTGAAGATTTTGGTAAGGAAGATTCTTGCCTAGAGAAGTTAGCCATGGTTTCTACTGAGAAAGAGTATCGATTCTTTTCTAAGTTTATTCCAGGATTAGAGAAGTCTGCGTCCGAATTAGATTCTGAGATAATATTCAAAGATTCCGACCTATCAGTTGCAAGAGATCTATGTAACATGTACAAATCAGCTGAATCTATGACTTCTTTGAAAAATGATCATCTAGGAAATATAGAGAAGGCAGCTAAGGTACTAGGCATAATGGCCAAGGGCATAGCTAAGTTAACTGGAAAAACTACCAAGAAAGTACTAACTAGTGGAACAGGCATGGCAGGAATAGGCGGAGTCATAGATTATTCTACGAAGCCAGGTAAGAAAGACGTAGTTAAGAGCTTACAAAAAATCATATAACTCATCGAGACTTAAAAAATGAATACTAACGAAACACAAGAATTTATACAAATTGTAAAAGAAGAACTTACCAAGGTTGCTGAAGAAGCAGGTACTTTAGACGCTGACAGAGAAGTTATAGATGCCACTGTTGCTGAGCTAGAGAAATCTGCAAGTGCCATAACAGATGCTGCTCGAAAGTCCATGTCCAGGCTTAAGTCACTGTTCGGATCTTCTGCTCGTACTATTACGGATAGTGCAGATGGTAGCGTCAAAAAAACTGTTACCTCTTTCGGAGACGGAGTCAGAGAGCAGATACAGAAGACTTTGCCAATGCTAGGCATGTCTGCATCTATAGGTGCTGGCGTTACAATGGGAAACTTGGCTTCTAATAAGATAAAAGCTAAAGGTCTCAGAGGAGATTACGAAGAAGCATTAGCATTTGCTATCAAGACTAACCCTATCCTACGACAAGGAAACCGTGGTAAGATAGAACGCTTCGGTGAAACTATACATCGCTTCGCTCCTCATGTATCTACAGACGTTAACCTCCTGTCTGCTATACTGGCTAGCGCAGTACATGCTGAAGTTATGGATCCTCAAACAATCAAGTCATTAACAGACTTGGAAAGTAAGTTCAGAGGATACGACCAATTTAAAGTTAGAGACATAATGGCTTAATAATGATTATTAAACTAGTAGACACAGCTTCATACTACAGCCCTGACGAACCTCAGGTTACGGTTATCCACGGAGATATGTCCGAACTAACTAAGGAAGCTGCGGATTCTAGGATAAAGGACTATATCTCTAATCACCTTATACCTAAAGAAGGCATGACCTATTTGCATATAAATGCAATGGGTGCCGGTGAGTACTATGGCAGTAATAAGAACGGAGATTACTTCCCTGAAGCCAATTTACGTAATTACTATAAGACTTTCGAAACTAGTCCTGCTCATATTTTTAGACACCACATAAATAAAGATCCTGCCAAGGCTATTGGAAAAGTTATATTTGCCATATATAACGATAGAATGCACAGAGTAGAACTTATTGCAGAAGTCAGTAAGACTCTTGGGCAGGATATAGAGGATAAGATTTCAAGCGGAGAATACCCTCTCACCTCTATGGCGTGCAAGACTCCATACGACATATGTAGTATATGTGGCAATAGAGCACACACCAGACAGGAATATTGTTCTCATCTAAGAAACGAACTAAACACTTTACGACCAGACGGGCGTAAAACTATGGCATTGAATGATGGTCCACTAAGGTTCTTCGATATGAGCATAGTTATTCGCCCTGCCGATATTACCAGTTCCATTCTCGAAAAAGTTGCCAGTAACTCTGCTGCAGTAAGTTCTGCTGAGCTAGCTGAAGATGAAGATATTCTTACTAAGAAAGCTAACCAAGTTAAGGAAGCTGCTCTACACAAGCTATCGGAATTAATAAAAGTCGTAGATGGTGGTCAGGTTATATCCTCTGATCCCAGCTTACAAAAGATCTTGGAAGTAGTCAAAGATCCTAAGGATTCACTCATAAGTACTTTGTCTAAATTCTCTTGGAATGAGATACTAAATACTCTTGCTGAATCTGGAATAAACCCATCCATACGCTTCATGGCAGAACTACTGTGTCAAAAAGCCGTAGGGGAAGATGGCGTTGGCATGGGCGATATAGTAACTGAGATACTATTACGAGTACATCCTAAGCATATACCAGAGGAAGCTAACCGGTTACTTCCGGATGTAGATAACGCAGAAAGCAATCCTATCTTAAAAGGATTAGTGAGTAAGCTGCTATCCGATACTTCTCTATCCTCTACTTTTGTAGAGAAAAGAGCAAGCGATGGGGGAGCTGGGTACGCCAATTGGGGCAACGGTATGACGCAACTACCGGTATCCGTTACCGGACCTATGCTGAGTAAGGAAGACCTTATGAATCAAATGGCTGCTAGGGGGCTTCAACCGGGTAATAATGGAGGTCTGTTTAAGACGTTACTTACCCTAGGTGGAGCAGCACTTATGTCCAGGTTCTACATATCCTCTCTAATGGATGCTAAATTCAAAGATAAAGAGAGAATGATATTAGAAAATAGACTAGATTTTTTAGAAAAAAATATAAACTATGGAAATAGTGCTAAACTAAACATAGTTAAATCTGCAGAATCAGTTTTATCTGATGCAGGAAATTGTTTACTGTACAGTAACTTTGATGCTAATATTACAGCTGAAGAGTTATTTAATACTAAGTAAAATATTTGACAGATTCGAAGTCTGTATCTTCAGACTACGATTGAAGAAGAACTAAATCCAAAACTGAGGATACACACATGACGAACGGCCTAACATTAGAAGATCTTTTACAAGACCTAGAGCCAGATACTCTTGATAAAGAAGCATCTGAAAATGAAGTAACAACTGAAGAAATTATAGAAGATAGTTCTATCTCTAGTGAGCTAGAATCTATTTTGACAAAAGAAGCAGGCGAAGCTGACGCTGAGTCAACTGAAACAGTAATAACATCTGAAGAGGAATCTACTGAGATGAATAAAGAAGCACAGGATCTTGGCGTCAAATTGGCACAAGGCATAATCAACACATTAGAGAAGTCTGCTAATGAAGTACAAACTAAAACTGATAGCCTAGTAGCTGATCAAGATAGTGAAACAGAACGTACTCCTGAAGGTAAAGTTAACGAAGTACTGAAAGCAGTTATCGATCGTGGCATTGCAGGTGGAGCTACGTGTGATAAAGATGAAGCTGAAGGTAAAGAAGTAGCCCAAGAAGGTAAAGCATCTAAAGATTGTGGCGAACAACCAGTGTCTGCGGACATTGAAAAGTCAGCTGCTGTTTCTCACTTAGTAGCAGAAGAAGATATGTCTTTCGAAGACGCAGTATCTCTAGTAAAGCAAGCTGAAGAAGAAATCTTATCTGAAGAAGTAGAGCACGTTAAAGTTGCTGCTGTTAATGCATTGATTACTGAACATGGTTTCGGTATCGAAGATGCAGTTGCTGCTGTATCGGCTGAGTTCTCAGAAGATAACGCTTCTAACGAAGAGTAATTAGCTAGGGGTACCTAGTACCCCGACCTCAATCGGAGTTTAATAATGAGTACAATTTCAAATTTATTATTAGAAAAAGCTGCAAGCTTTTTAGATGAAGTAGAAAGTATTGCTTCTGAAGCATCTCCCGAGGTAGAATCTTCTAATTCTTGGGAACAGATTAAACAGGCTGCCGTAGATGAACTCGTAGCAACTAAGGGATTGAGTAAAGAAGCAGCGTCTTCTTTGGTAGATACCTTGAAGGAGAACATTTAATGTCTGATTTTAAATCAAAATATACAAATCTTTTAAAAGAAAGTGCAGAAATATTAGAAAAAACTGCATCATATGTTTCAGAAATTGAAACTAAACTAAGTAATAGCAATATGAAAGCTAGCTCGTTAGAGAAAGAAGCGAAAGAGAATACCAGGATAACTGAGATTTCTGAGCCTATGGAAAAACTAGCAAATGCTGGATTTACTGAAAAAGAACTTCAGGATCTCGAAGGTGCAGATAAAAGTACTCTAGAGAAACTAGCTCACTTAAGTGAACAACCTGTTGGTCTGGGATATGCCCATGGAGCTTCTGCAGATGATGCAGGGGACCCTTTAACAAGGTTCTTAATGAGTTAGTTTTGAATCGTTTTATTTTAAAAATACGTAGGAGTATTATAAATGACAATTAGTATGGATTATGCATTTATGGTACAACGTGGCTGGCCAAATGGTTGTGCTTTAGAGTCTAACGAGACTATTAAAGCTGCAACTACTTTGAACGCTGGTGATGTTGTAGAAATGCAAGCAGATGGTACAATAGATCTTTGCGGTGTTGAGGCAGTAGGCCTTACTGCTAGCAAGTTAGGTTATGTTGTTCGTGGTAACGGTGATAGTGATTCCGTAGCTGCAGCAGGTGATCAAGCCGTTGTACTTTGGAGTAACTTTATCGCACGTACACAAGGCGTCAACATTACTTCGGTAAATGTCGGTGACGAAGTTTGTGCTGCTGCCGGTATCTTACAAACTATTACTACTGGAGCCCCAGTTGCACTTGTACTTGCTGTACATGCTGCCGTAGGTGCTGAACCAGCTAGTCTAACAATCATGGTTAAATAATAGGAGTTTATTATGGATTATACTACTGAAACAGTAAACGCCCAATTCCTTAACCAGTCTTTCTTAGACAAGGTTGAAGGTGGGTTGGAAAAAGAAGCGGGTGCTGCTATGTCTGCATTCGTACGCCAGAAGCTACGTGAAGATGGTTTTACACGTAAGATTCTTAAGCCACAAATGATTTCTAATGCTGAGCTTGACCGTGGTCTAAGCGACGAGCCTAAAGTTATCGTTGAGAAAGAGATCGATTCTGTAGCAGCAAACATTGCGTTTACTGGTTCTCCAGACGTTCGTTACTTCAATGGCTCACGCTATGAAGTTACTTTCCACAAGATTGAATCTGCTAAATTCAAGAAGTCTAAATTCGAGTTAGGTACTTACCGTACTGACATTCGTAACATTCTTCAAGAAAATAGTGTTAAAGATCTACAGAAGCAAGAAGATCAAAACTTCTATGATTCTACTGTAGCAATCGCCACAGCTAACTCTAATGTTATCGATCTTACAGCAGGTAACTCTCAGGGTTCATTGCTTAAGAACTTGATGGCAGGTGTTAAGAACTTACTAGGTAAGCAATTACCAGTAGGTCAAATCTTAATGACTCAAGAAATGTATTCTGAGTTGTTACTTGAGCCAGCTACTCAAATTGGTGATTCTAAAGCGTCTGCTCTTTATGATGGTGCTGATCAGAAGAACTTCTACGGTTGGGACATCCTAACTACCATTAAGAACGATATCCTTCCGAATACTAGAGCTATGTTCTACACTGCTCCTCAGTATCTAGGTCAGTTCTACATGCTTCAGGATGCAGTTGTGTATCTTAAGACTGAAGCTGACATGATCGAATTCGAAACTTACGAAGCAGTAGGTGTTGGTATCGGTAATGTTAATGGTATTACGGTTATTGATGTAGACTAAGTTTACACCTCGCCATAGTGCAAATTAAAAGGCTCCTTTATAGGGGCCTTTTTTTTATAAAGCAAAACTGTTAAAATACATTTATGAAAAAAGAAACTATATTAGAGAAAGTAGCGTTTATACAAGCAGGCAAGGCTTTGAAGCTTAAGCCTATTAGTGCTCAGACTAGTTCCCTGAAGAAAGTAAGCGTCTTAAAGCCTAAGGAAGTAGGCAAGATCAAGATGAAGAAAACTACTGGAACTGGAGTGACTAACACATTCAACAAGCGATTGACTAAGAGTCCGACTCTGAAACCGGTTAACGCAAAATCAACTAACGGCTCTCTGAGCCTCACCTGACAGGAAACCCCTTATGTACACTAGACAAGAACTTATTAAAAGAGCATCTATAGCTAAGAAGATGTTTAGCTCGTTGAGCTTTGGAGCTAAGAGAAATGTAGCTAAGGCCAAAGGTCTAGCGGAATCCGTTTCAAAAGATGCCAAGAAGATGGCTGGAAGTGTTTCAGCTGAAGCTAAGGATATGCATTATCGTATGAGCGAGCCCAATAAGGCTAAGCTTAAAAAGGCTAAGAGTATGCTAACCAGTTCTACGGCTAAAGGAGTAGCGGGTGGAGTGGTAGGTGGAGCAGTGATGTCTTCTGGCAAGGATAAGTAAGCATGAACCGTCATGACCTTATAAAGAAAGCAAGCAAGTTGTCTAAGGTAAAGGATGCATTCGGAGCTACGTACAAGGCAGCAGGCAAGGCTACTAGTAAAGGCGTTCAAACCGTGAACACTGCTATGGGTGGCAAGCTTAGAACTTTTGAAGATAATATGGTAGATCGCCATAAGGTCAAAGGTATCCGTGGTATCTTTAATAGATCCAATAACAAGGCCCTTAAGAAACAAGTTTCAGGCATAAAAGCTATGCCTAGAAAAGATAGGGCAGAGTACGTTTCAAAAAACTTTAGTAAATCTGAAGGAAAGGCGTATAATAAACTACATAAGTTGCAGAGAATAGCTCAACTTAAAACCGCCGGAGGAGTTGCCATAGCATCAGAAGCAGCTTACGAAGGTAATAAATATTTAAAAAATAGAACACCTAGAGGACATTCCTATGAGTAGACATATATTTAGTAAATTAGATTCACCCGTTAAGTTAAGAGGACGTTTTGAAATACGACCTAGACGAATGAACCTTATCCCAGATGAGTACCAGGAAGACACACTCATAGATAGGTTTATACTAGCTGGTAAATTTACAGAAGAAGGTGCTAAGCCTGAGAAAGCTGAACCAATTGAAGCTAAGGAAGAGCCTAAGGAAGAGCCTAAGGAAGAGCCTAAGGAAGAGCCTAAGGAAGAGCCTAAGGAAGAGCC